ATGGCCAAGATGGCGGTCGCGATTAAGAAGCTGGAAGCAAGCCGAGTGGCATGTATGCAGGCGTGGGAGGGGGCGTCAGGCATCACCGTCTGCGACCAGGCTGCCGGTCACGCTGGTCCGCACCGCCGGCTGCTGGCAGATGCCTGATTCTCCGAAGACTCCGCACCGCACGTTCCGCATCCCTGACGACGAGTACGTGCCGGCGCAGCAGAAGGCGGCAGCAGAGGGCACCACCCTGACCGCGGTTGTGCGGCAGAAGCTCCGTGACTACGTGGAGGAAGACGATGAGTGAGAGACGCAAGGGTTGGCTAGCTCGCCTCGATGACCGGCTCTTGCTGCGGGAGATGTGGTCCTTGTGGGCGGTCGTCGCCGCTGGCTTCCTGATCGTCGTCGCGTTACTACCAATATTCATCGTCCGCGACATCGCCCGCGACCAGCAGTGTGCTGACCAGGGTTGGGACCGAGTGCAGACACGTGGTTCGGTTCTATGTGTCGACAACGACGGGGTCGTGCACCGGCCATGAGTGATGCAGGCGTCATGTGGATGGTGTGGTCGCTCGTGGCAGCCGCAGATGTGTGCCTGGTGGCTTGGGCAGTCCGATTGCGGAAGGCGAAGCGATGACTGATGCAGGTGGGGTGTTTTCCGGCGGTCGGTTGATCCCGGTCAACGCCGGTTCGCCAGGGTGTTCTCATCGGTGGCTGTGGTTGTCGCGCCTGTATGACGAGTGCATGGCGGCTGGCTGCACGGCTGTCCGCTCGCACCCGAATGCGGACGCCGACTGATGGGACTCCCGAACTGGGGTAGACAGCGTCAGCCACGTCGCGCCTATGCTTTGCGGGTGCAGAAGTACATCGTTGTCGCCGCCGCCCTCGCCATGACTCTCGGACTCGCTGCATGCAGCGGCGGGGAGGTTGCGAGCACTCAGCCTGGTAGTGCGGAGGTTGAGCCGACGCCGACTGCGACGAAACAGACGCCGGTGGAGAACATCGACAAGACGTGGACGTTCGAGTACCAGGGCGCGACGGGCACGTTCACCTTTGGGGACTCGACCGACCCGAAGGTGCAAGCCGTCGACGCCGCACGGGCATCCGTGGGCGCGGCTCCTGTCGGTCTCGTAGCAGTCCACGTCGACAACACCAACGGCACCAGCGCCATCAACATGTACGGCATGACCATCGTCACGAAGGATGGGCAGCAGCTCGACAGCGACCAGGGGGACATCATCTCCGCATGGATGGATGCTGCCGGTGACGACACGGAGAAGTACAACGCGCTTGTCGACGTGCAGAACAATGACATCGCGTTTGACCTGCAACCTGGCGCGAAGGGCACCGCGGTGGTCGCATTCGAGCAGCCGGTGACGTCTGCATGGCGTGTGACTGTCATGCCGGCCGGTGGGTTCGACCAGGTTGAAGCCACCGCATCTTGAACCCTTCCCCGCACCGGCGCATGTTTGGTAGGTTCCTGTTCATGATCGATGTTGACGAGCTGCTTCGGCTGACGGGCGAGTACCATGCCGAGCCCGACCGCATCGAGTGGGCACGGGTGTACGGGCAGGCTGGCGAGGAAGCTGACCGGCGACCGGAGATCAAAGCGCGCTTAGCCGCGCTGCTGGAAAAGTCTTGATCGACCCGTTCGAGGTCATTGACGGGAAGCCTCCTACGCGCAGGAACGTCGGAGCGTTCCTCACCATGTTCCCGCTACTGATCGCCGTCGTTTGGGGTCTGATGTTCGGTTGGATCTTCCTGGTATCCCACGTCTCTTGACCGCCTGCACGAAACGCAAAACGCCCCCTCGCCACGTCAGTGGCGAGGGGGCGTCCTGTGTCACGCGGTCGGGACCAGCGCGTGCAGCTGGTTGTAAAGCGCTGTTCTAGCGGATGCGTCCAGCGCAGATGGGATGATGACTGCACGTCGGATGTCGAACTGTCCACGGTTCACGCCACCAGCAGAGTTCGCGAGTCGGATACCCGACACGGCGGTTGCGGTGCCGATATTGCCCGCCAGCTCCACCCCATCCACCGACAGCACCGAGTTTGTGCCGTTGCGAACGACGATGATGACATGCCAAGCAGTATCAGGAAGCGGCGCAGTCGTCTTCATCAGAGCGGTCCCATCACTCGTGACGAACGCGGTTCCCAGTGAGTTAAATCCGACTGTACGCGTCGGACTGGCCGAGTACGCAGAAGCAATGAAGCGGTTCGTTGAAGAAATGACAGGCGCGCGGAACACGATCGCCTCAGTCTCCACAATGGTGCGCGTCGGTGCCGCGCTCTCCATGTAGTCGCCGGTCGTCGTGGCCCCGTTGATGCGGACGTACCGCCCACCACCGTCATCCTGTACCGTCGCGGCACCCGCGAGGGGTGTACCGCCGGCGAGAGCTCCCCACTGCGGAAGCGTCCCGAGCGGCAGCCCGGCGCTACCAAAGTCGTAGCTCGCTCCGGAGATGGGCGTGTCCGTGCCTGCGGGCGGCGGGACAGCGCCAGCACCAGTCCCGTCCTGACCGCCAGACGGGACCGTAGGTGGTGCAGGCGGGGTGTATGCGGCCGGGTCGGAACTACCCGTCGTGTTCAAACCTCGCGAATACCCGAGACCTGCCAGGTGCTGCTGCACGGCCGACGCCCACTTCGCGGACCCCTTGTCGTTGAGGTGGCGATGGTCCGTGTAGAAATCATCGTCGGTGAACCCGTGGTCGTTCAGATCGCAGATGGTCACCGTGGGGAAGTCCGCGGCGACCTCCGTCATCCAGGCGCGTTCCTTCTGCTGCGCCTCGTGATACGACGACGACGGGTCACCTGACGGAAGCGAATTCGTGGAGTTGACGGGCATGTCAGGAGCGGGTGCTGCGACGATAGGAACCGGCGCGCTCAACGGGATGCGGACCGAATCGACCGTCAGCGATGCGCCGGACGAATGCGTGATCCGGAGCGTCCGGGTGCCAGTGCCCAGCCCAGTGAGACGCAGCACTGCGGGAGTCTCCTGCGCTACTGCCGCGGTCAGGTCAAGAACTCCGAGCGTGGTGCCGGACGTGTTGTCCGTGACGGTCGCCACGCCCGCACCCGCCACCCGCGCGACCAGGAACAGGTCGACAATGTCTGCGGCTACGTTGACCAGTGCGTACGCACCGACCGTCGTTGTCGTCCACCGACTCCCACCCGTCGACACGACAGTTCCCTGCGCAGGAGTCGATGACCCCGTGGCCGACGTGTACGACTGCGTGGTTTCTGACGTCCAGCCGGGCGAATAAGCGAACGCCGCAGTGTTTGACGCGATCGCAGCATTCGCCGTGAGCGCCGAAAACAGCGCCCGGCAGGCGTGCTTGTAGCCGCGTTGGGCGGGAGCAGCTGTACCCAGATACTTCGTGTTGTTCAGGTGACAGGACGTGAGCGTGACGAGCGCCTTCGACCGCGGCACCCATCCCCACGGCCCGCCGAGCGTGAAGTTCGCAATGTCCTCCACAGTGCGCGACGACGCCCCTCGAGCCGTGATGGACGCGACATCCAGCCGCTTGCCAAGCCGCTGCTGCGGGGATGCTCCGGCGGTGTAGTTCGAGCGCGCCATATCTGCCCAGGAGTCACCGAGGTTGTAGTACGGCATCAGTTCGTACTGCCCCAAGGTGTTGACAACGGAGTCGTCGATGGCCTCGAGAACCGCGGCGCGCGTCTCCGTGCCTTCGGTGCGGATGTTCTGAGCGGTCGCGTCATCGGTTGCGACACCGTTCGTGCCTGGAAGCCCCGGAGCGCCATCCTGACCAGGCTCACCCTTGTCGCCCTTGCTGAGCGCGGGAAGCTGGTCGACGGTCGTGACACCATCACCGATCAGGTAGGCGGTGACTTTCCCGTCGTCCGGGTTGATGATGCCGATCGGTTCCCCGTTCGCGGGGACCACATCGGCGGCGACGAAGTTCGCGAGAGTGTCGCGGCGGACTCGGATGCGGAGCGGCTCGGCCATGCTTCCTGCTTTCGTTCGATGCGCCGTCGGGCGCGAAGTGTGTTGGGGTCCGCTCGACGGCGGGAGCGCTTTAGGAAGTGCGCGGGCGGGGACGAGGGGGCCGGGTCGCTTCCAACGCGGACGGGATCACGTCAGCGAGCGTGACCGCGTCCTCACCTTCCGGGAGTGGCATCTCAGTCGCCACACCCCACGCGTTCATGATGTTGCCCACCCAACGGGCGAGCGCCGTGCGGAACTTGCGGTCCTCCCGCTTGAACGCCTCGAGCTCACCGCGGAGGGCTTTCACCTCTTCGCGGTAGCTCTTCACTTCCGCCTGCATCTGCTTGTTTGATTCGAGGACGTCCTTCACGAACTGGCCCGGATCAGCGGACCACCGTGCGACTGCTTCCTGCTCCTCGTCGGACACTTCCTCGCGTCGCTTGCGACGTGCACGACGGACGCCGATGAACGCGAACGGTGAACCGACGATCGCGACGAGGACCGCGCCGGCCGTAGCAATCAGGGTGCGTGTGGTCTCCGGGTCGCTCACGCGTTCCCCTTCCGAGTCAGGCGACGGCTGGCGCTCGCATCCGCCTCCTTGCGGCCGATGTCGTTGATGATGTCGACGATGCGAACCAGGAGGAACGCGTCAGCGAGCACAACCAACGTGATGGACAGCCCAGACGATGAGGCTCCGTCGTCGACGTTCACGCCCAGCAGGTACGCGTACGTGGAGAGGCCGATGATGAGCAACCCCTTACCGATGAGTTCCACCCAGTCGAGGCAGAAGACCAGGCCGAGGCTGGCGAGGATCGCTCCGAGAGCCATCTCGCCCGCCCACGCACGGGGGAACCAGTGGAGGGTGAAGTCCTCGACCACACTCGATCCGACGAACAAGGCGAGCATTGCGAACGCGAGCAGGCAGGCGTTCACGATGGGCAGGAACACGGTGAAGATCGGACGGAACCGTTTCGGCACCATCGGCATCGAGTTCTCAGACCAGACGGTCTTCACAGCCCGCCCCTCACTGCCCGTCAACGGACCTGGTCGGTGCCGTCGATGATCTGCGGCGGCGACACTTCACCGACCTGCTTCGCTACCGTCTGCCGCTTCGCCGCCGCCCGCGGTACGGAACCGAACCCGATGTGCGTGAGTGCTGTGTTCACGGCGGGGATCGCGATGATCGCGGTCAGTGCCGAGTTGATCGCGAGGGCCTGCACGGCGACGACGGTGAGCCCGGAGGCGGCTGGCCACTGCCCCTGCACGATCTGCACGACCTGCGGGATGAGTGGCAGCACGGTCAGTGCTGTGGTGAGCAGGGTCCGGAGGACACGCTGCCCGCGGTACCAGATGCTCTCGACGGTGATCGCCGGGGTCTTCTCGTGGTCGCCCATCACTTGCCGCCCTTCCGGATGAACGCGCGGAGTTCCTGCACGGCGAGTGCCTGCAGCGACCAGCGGCCGTTCGGCTGCGCGGCGAGGAGCGCCTTCGCGTCCGTGTACGCGGCGGGGATGTCGCACTTCTCGAACAGCTTCTTCGCCTGCGCGAGAGACAGTTCGTGGAGCTCGTCGGATGCGGAGAACACGTTGCGGACCAGGTCCGCGTCCTTCGCGTTGTCGAAGTACGTGAGGGTGCCGTAGCCCACTTGGAAGCGGGCTCCGGTCTCCTTGATCTTGACTGCCGCAGTCATGTCGTCGTCCTCTCGAGGGATGGTGATGGCCGCCGGTTTCGGGGCGGGGCGTACCGGGCTGAGCACGTTGTCGACGGTGATGCCCGGGTACGGGGGAAAGTGCTCAGGACGGGTTGCGCCTTCGATGTGCCACGGCTCACCGAAGTTGCGGCCCGTCCACGTGAAGCCGCGGAGTTCGCACTGTTCGTGCAGCCACGCGAACTCCTCCGACGTGAGCGCCCGGTTCGACCCGTCAGCGCGGGTAACACCGGCGTCGATCGCGTTGCCGTGCAGCACTTCGTCGTGGCGTGACGTGTACGGGTACGCCGCAACCGGGTAGCCGTTCCGGAGGTACGCCGCGTACAGCTGCGCCTGCCGGGGACGGGGACGCCGGCCCTCGTTGGGGCTGAGCATCGCTCCGAAGCGGGCCCAGAAGTCACGGACGAGGGACAGCCACTGCTGGGCGATCCGTTCCGAGTTGACGTGCTGCATCTGGCCGAGGAGGTCCGGATAGGACGACCGGCCGATCGGGTACCACGGCATGGATGCCTCCTGAAACGACGAAAGCCGCCCCGGTCAGGACGGCAATGAAAGGATGCGAGCGGCGTTACTGGTCGGCGGGGAACCGGACCTGGCAGTAGTCGACAGGGCCCGTACCGAACGCGGGCGACGGGCGGAAGATGACCGACCCGGTGCCGGACTGGATCTCGATCTTCGCGCCCGGCCCGTTCGACGCACCCCGGTCGCACCAGAAACGTGTCGTGTTCTTCGGACGGAACCCCGACGGCAGCCGGAACTGGATCTCGGTGTCAGCAGTCGGCACCCAGAACCCCGTCATCACCGTCTCACCGTTCAGCCGGCGGTACTGCGTCGGCTGGTTGCCCGACCCCGCCATGCTGTCGTTGAGGAACGTCGGCGTGATCCACCCCGTGTCCCCGATCGTCGACACCCACCCGTTGCTGTTGGTGAGCACGTACGTCTGCTTGTCGGTGGTGTCGAACCATTCGAGACCTTCGAACTTCCACACAGCCTCGAGCGCGTTGCGTTGGTCACGTGTTCCGACACGGCGGGTGCCGACTGCGACGATCTGCTCTCCCAAAAGGGTGAGGTCTTCCGCGTCGGCGGATGCGCCGGACCCGGCGAAGATGTACCTGCCTCGGTCGCCTCGGTCGTCGTACATGGTGTGCTCCCGTCGTCAGTAGGTAGAGGAAATCCGCAGCGCCCCCGATTGGGCGTCTGCGGCAAGCGAGTTGAAGCGGTTGTAGCCGCCGTGCGCGAGGCCGATGCCTGCTGCGGTGCCGTCGGACAGCGCCTGCCCGAACGATGTCGGCAGGGTGATCCACCGGCCCGGGCCGACCGCGATCGGCGTCGCGTTGGAGATCGTCGGACCGCCGCCAGGTTTCGACAGGTGCGGGTGGGTGCCAATGTTCGGGTTGGACCCGAACTGCGACGCCAACGACGACCACAGTTCGATCTTCGACACCGGCGCACCACGCAACGTGTCCCGGATCTTCGACCCCATGAACCAGGCACCGAGCGTCGTATCAGATGCCCACGGTTGCGCCTGCCACCACCTGCCGCCAGAGAACGAACCAGCATCAACAGCGGTGAACACGTCCACATGCTGCGATGTCGACGGGCCCGGCGGAGGCGGCGGCGGAACCGGTGCAGGCGCTGCGGTGAGAGCGCTGATGACATGCGCCCCGTCAGACCAGAACAGCTTCACCACCTGGCCGGCCGACAACGTCATACCCACCCCGACCGTCGCCGCCACGTCGCCCATGTCCGTCGACACAGTCACCGTGTCCGACCCGACAGCCGTCACAGTCCCCTGAGCAGGTTTCGGTGTCGAAGGGCCCAGGAGGAAATACTTCCCATCGACCGCGACAACGAACACCTGCTCGTTGACTTCCGGACGGTACGACGTCGTCACCCTCGCAGGCACCCGCCCCGACTCGTCACCGTTGGAGATGTCACACAACGCGTACACACCATCGAGACCGACGAACGATCCCAGCCACATCGTGACCTTCGCCTTGCCGTCGAGCAGTCCGCTGATGACCGACACGTCGTCCACTACGACACCTCCAAGGTCACGTCTTGTGTGGCACCGTCATTGCGGTTGATCGTCTTCACCCGGCCCTGGAACTCCGGCTCAAGCGATGAACGGATGGTGAGGACGTCGCCGACCTGACGGAGCGGGTTGAACAGTTCCGTCATCGGCCGTTCCGTGACCCGCAACGACGACACCCGCGGCAAGTTCTGCGTCGCGTACTGCTTCGCCTGCGCACGATTCGTGATGAGGTCCGACGAGTAGTAGTAAGTGACGCGGCCATACGGTGAAGGGGACCCGTCCGAGTTCCGCGCCCGCAACGGCCCCGACGTGATCTCCGCCGACGCGAGAATCTGCGCACCGCCGTCCGTCGCTGAAGACCGCACCGCGATCCGGTTGTAAACCGTGCTCGACGACATCGCCCGCTTCAAAGAGACAAGCGAACCGTCGTTGCCGTCCGTGACCACATCGACGGGTGCGCCCCAATCGATTGGACGCTGCCCCATCGACCCGTCAGGGCGCATGTACGGGACCGCGTCCGCGAACTCGAGCAGGTCGTAGAGCGGGTCCAACCGCTCCTCCTCATACGCGAACCCTCTCGGGATCGTCGCATCCGGGACCTCCCGGACGATCTGCAGCCCGCTGATCCGCTGCGCCTCATTCAGAACCGACGTCCTCGACGGCGGCGAACCGGGCACATCGAACCGGTCCTTCTGCACCCGACGGAACCTGTCCTGCAAGGTCAGCTCAACACGCGACCCAACAACGATGCGATGACCCGCATGCTCAACGAACTGATCGTCCGCATTCGGGACGTCGTCGATGCGGTACCAACCCATCTGGATACGTTCAGTGAACGTGCCAGCGCTGATGATGACCGCGACGGACAGTTCCGACCCGAACGGGGCGAGTGTGTCGTCGGCGGCCTGCGGGGACAGCGACTCCGCGAAATCCGGAGTCCACACCACCGTGCATGAACCAGTGCTCTGCACCAACGCGCTGCCGTCGTCCACGAACTTCGGTTCCGTGATCGGCACGTTCGACAGCCGTCGGGTGCCGTCGTAGTACACGTCAGCAACCCACTGCATGTCGAACGAACCCGACCGGAGAACATCAGCGACCTGCGACCCGGAGTCACGCATCGCCAGCCACCCCTGCAAGCGTGTAATCGGAGTCCCGATCGTTGCGAGTCAGGTACGCGGACGCACGCGCATCACGAGTCGGGTAGGCGGCGTCGATGTCCATGCGGCGCAACGTCGCAACGACCAACCCAGGTGCCGGCGGACGCGCTTCCGTGCCGGTGAACGTGTACCGCACAGTCTCGCCACCGAACGCGACATCAACATCCAGCTCGTGGAGTTCACTGACCGCGAGGTACAGCGTCCGCGGCACCCGCATCGGCGGCGGTGTGCGGATGCACAACACTGCCGACTGCGACGTCCCATACGCGCCGAACACGGCCTGCATGCGGTCCGCGTCCACCGTCGAATCGACCAGCAGATCCCACGCAACAGCAGACAAGCCGCGCCGCTGCCCACCAACCCACGTCGCCAGCTCCGCGCCCTGCACGTACACCAGATCACCCGGCGTCACACGCACCAGATCAGCAGCAGTGCCCTGCAACCGCAACGCCCGAACCGACAAGCCCGGGTTCAACGGCTGCTGCACCCACGTGTCAGTCACCTCGAGGAACGTCTCCGACGCCGACGTGAACCCCAACGACTGCGTGCCCGCCGCGTCGGAGAACATCTCCGCCCGGTACGTTATCGGCACACCAAACGGGGCTTCCCAGTCGATGACCGTGGTGCCGCCAACCGCGTACTTCCGGATCCCGCCACGAACCAGCGCTGTACGCCCATCCGCGATGCGGTACAGGTCCACCGCTACCGTCTCCGGCAACACGTCAGCAACAGACACCTGCACCGACGGCACCGGAGTCGCATCCGGCACCGGTGTGAGCTCCGGCCCGAACAGGGTGAACGCGTCGCCGCCATCGAGCGTGCCCGTGTAGGTCGACGACGCGTTCCCGCCATCAACGATCGCGACAGCCATGCAGCTTTCCCTTCGTCAACGGCGAGTGCCGGTCTGCAGCCGTGTGGCCCGTTCGCGGCCCGCCACCTGAACGCGTTCGTCAGCGACGTCCGCGACCTTCGCGAGCAGGTACTCCCCGGTGAAGGGGTTCTGCACGTACACCGGAGGCGTGTCTCGAGGACCACCCGTCAGGTTCTCCGTGATGCGCGGTGTGAGCGGCACCACGGCCTCGTCGTACCGGCCTTCACCGACGTTGACGAGCGTGCCGCCAGCACGACGCCCAACAACCGCGCCGGCAGCGAGCTGCGGAACACGGCCGTTGAACTCGAAGTGCCACGGTTCCCGCTGCGAGAACCCCAGCCCCGTGTTCGCCCAGCCGTACTTCGCACCATTCGCACGAAGCCACGCCTGCCCGCCAGCAACGTCAGCAGCGAGACCGAGACCATGCTTCGACGTACCCGGGGCTGCAGCGAGGTTGCCGCCGTTCTTGAACAGCGACCACCGGTACTGCTGCGCCTTCAGGTCGCGGTAACCCTCAGTGAGAGACAGCGCCCCGCCTGACGCGCGGTACGCCGCGTTCCACGCGTTCGCAGCCGCCTTGACAAGCAGACCACCCGTCGCGCCAACACCGGAACCAGGCGCGAACCCGAGAGCCTTCCCCAGCGCACTCGAGGGAATGTTGCCGTTCGCCCCGTTACCGCCGAACGGGCTCAACCCGCCAAGGTCACCGATGCCCTGCAGCTTCTCGATCGCCCCATCGAGGATCTTCTTACCGATCCCCTTCGCGACGTCGAGCATGCCGCCAGCACCCGGGATGCTCCCGATCAACCCGTTCGCGAGCTTGCCGAGAGTGCCCATCGGGTCGGACACCACAGACGCCGCCGTGCTGGCAGCATCCTTCGTCCAATCCCACGCCTTCCCAGCCTTGCCCGCCAACCAGTCCCACGCACCCGACGCCCCGGTGACGAGCCCGCCCTTCGCGTACCCGTTGCGGGCAATCGCCTCAAGACGCCCCACACCGAGCCGCGCCGTCTGCTCCTTCGTGAACACGTACTCGCCAGCGTGGACAATGCCAGCCGGTTCGTACTTGCCACCATCGCCCGTATAACCGCCGGACGCGAATCCCTTCGGGAGCGCAACGCGCGGCATCTTCTTCGTGCCGAAGAACCCGGCGACCTTGTTGAAGTTCTCGATGATCCCGTCGTTAATGACGGTTTCGACGACGAAACGGATCGGGGCCTTGACGACCGACTTGACGAGATCCCACGCCTTACCGATGCCGTCCTTCATCTGGTTGAACGCCTTCGGGATGGTGTTCCGTGCGATGTCAACGATCTTGTCGAACACCGGCTTGAGCCAGTCGTTCCAGACCGTGCGAACCGCAGTCCCAATGCCGTCGAACACCGGCTTGATGATCGAGTCACGCAACCAGGTGAAGATCGGCCCCAGAGTGTCACGCACGAAACCAACAACAGCGCCGAAAAGCGGGCGAACAATAGTGTTCCACCACACGTCGAACACGAGTCCGATGTAGGTGAACACGGGGTCGATGACAGAGTCTCGCAGCCACGTGAACACCCCGCCGAGCGTGTCCCGAACGAATCCGACAACAGCGCCGAACACGACCTGCACGCCAGCCCACCAGGTGGAGAACAGAGTGCCGATCCATCCGAAAACAGGTGAAATGACCGACTCCCACAACCAAGTGAAAGCCGGACCCACAACCTGCGTGATGATCGCGCCAATGAGCTGGAAGATCGGCTCGATGTAGCTCGAGTAGAGATACGATACGGCGTTGCCGACAGCGGTGAAGACGCCGACCCACACGTTGACGTAGCTCACAAAGATGCCAACGACTACACCGATTGCCGCGGAGATAGCGTCGAACACGGGCTTGAGAACGGTTTCCCACAGCCAGGTAGCCCCGGCCGAGATTCCATCCCATGCGGGCTTGATGGCGTTCTCCCAGAGCCACACGAACGCATCACCAACAGCGGCGACCGCAACCTGGATTGCAGAGAACACCGTTTGGACAATCGACTGCCCAAGCTCCGTCTGGGTGAAGAACCACACCAGGCCGGCGACAAGCGCACCGATCGCAGTGATGATCAACCCGATCGGGTTCGCGCGCAGTGCCCCGTTCAACACGCCCTGCGCCACCGACGCTATACGAGCCGACAGGGCATAAGCCTTGTTCACACCAGTCGCTACGCGCCCCGCAGTCGCCTGCGCATACGTTGCACCCTGAACCCCGTAAGTGCGGGCGATCAGGATCTGCTGCACTGCGCTGACGGCGCTTGTGGCAGCCTTCCACGCCTTGAACGCCACAACCCCGCCAACAACAGCAAGACCAAGCGCGATCACCAAATCGGTGTTCTTACTCATCCACGTTGCGAGTGGGATCAGCTTCGTCGACAGGTCAGCGATCAGCGGCAGCACAGCATTGAACGCAGCGGCGAGACCCGCTCCCACAGCAACCAGCAGCGGCGCGATTGCGGTAACAAGCTCGCCGGCCACCTGCGCGGCAACCACAATGAGCGGGGCAATGCTCGCAATCACAACAGACAGAGTCGTGAACAGTTGAGCAATGACCGGCAGCAGAGGAGCAACCGACGCGCCCAACACGCCCACCAACTGCAGCAGCACCGGGACAACGAACTGGATCGCCGCCGCAAGAGCACTACCGACAGCCCCGATCAGACCGCCGAAAGCGGGAATGATGCCCGCCAGCAGCGGCTTGAACGCCGGACCCACGACTGACCCGAAGTCCTTCACCGACTTCGCGGCACCCGACAGTGCCGCCTGCAACTCAGGGGACGTCGCGACCAGGCCAAGGAACGCCGCTACCACGGCAGCGAAAGGCCCGGAGAGCGCAGCCAGTGGCCCCGCAAACCCGCCGACCACCGGGATCATCCCGATGAGTGGAGCCAAGCCGCCGACCCCAAGGGCCGCGAACGCCGCCCCGAGGGGAGCAATGATGGGCAGCATGTCCTTAAGGCCAGCGGTGAACTTCGAAATGTCCGTCTTGCCAGACAGCAGTGCCGTCAGCTTGTCAATCTCCGGGGAGAGGACTTCGCCAACAGTCTCCCCGACTTTGGAAGCCATATCTTCGACTTTGCCCAGCGACGCAGTAATCGCGCCGAACAGTGGTGCCAGCTTGGGGAACACGCCCTTCTCGACGTTCGCCCCAATGCGGCCAAACGCGGCTGAGACGTTAGCCGCTGCCCCACTGAAGCTGTTACCCATGTCCAGCGCAGCGCCGCCGATATTGTCCTGGATTGCCTTCTGGAACTCCTCCGACGAAATCTTGCCCTCAGAGGCGAGCTCCTTGACTTCGTTCGTCGTCACGCCAAGCTGGTCAGCCAGGTACGAGTAGATCGGGATGCCCTTTTGGGCCAGGATCTGCAACGAGTCGTTGTAGGCGTTTCCGATGGTTGTGACGTTGTTCATCACGTTGCCGATATCAGAGAGAGAAGCGCCCGTGATCGCGGCAGTGTCCGCAGTGAGCTTCAGGTACTTCGTCAGCTCCATACCCGGCTTGATCCCAGCGGCTACAGCCGAAGCAGCAATCGTGGCCGCGTCGCCCATCCCGTAAACGGTGCCCTTCACCGCAGCCAGCGCCGAATCCATGATGGTCTGCACATCAGAAGCCGAGTTACCGAGCCCACGGAGCTTCGCCGTCGCGTCATCGATCGTCTTCAGGCGGGAAAAGCCCTTGACGAGCGCGGCCCCGATCGCAGCAGCACCCGCCGCCACAGCCGTCGTCGCACCTGCCTGGAGCGTCTTGCCAATAGCCTGCGTCAGCCCAGCACCGACACGGTTACCAACCGAGACACCAACCGCGTCCGGGTTGATCTCCTTCTCAATCTGCTTACCAACCCCACGGGCCGAAGCAACAATCGAGACATAAGCAACAGCGGACTCGGTAGGCATACGCTAACCCCTGTTCTTTTGCAGCACCGCCCTCGCCTGCTCGGGAGAGAGGTTGGTCTTACCGGTACGGTTTGCTTTGTCCCAGGGACGCGGGTACGGCTTTGGCTTTCGATTGCCACTATTGGCCTGCAGGAACGCGTCGAGCGCGTCGACCTGCGCGATCCATTCGCGAGTCACCGGGAAGGCCCAGTTGTTCTGCGCGGCAAAAAGCGGTGACGACGGTTCACGAGTCGCGACACGCAGAAGGCGGTCGACCATCTCGTGATCGACCGCCTTACCGCGCGCGTTACGAATTACCCTGTCGTACCCAAACTCGAACCCGAGCTGATGCAGTTCCCACGCGAATTCGTCAGGAAAGGACTCTGCTAGCTCGCAGAGTCCGACTGCCCCCCCAGGCCAACGTGCTCCGCCCATGCGGCAAACAGCTCGTTAGCCGCCTCGAGGTCAACGGCAGAAGCAAGCTCGGCAGGAAGCACAAGCTCAATGAACTTGTTCAGCATCGCAACACCGACCTCGCCGTTGTATGCCTCCTGCGCCTCCTTTGACGGATTGCGCGGGGCCTTGTACTCGGCACGAACGGTGATCAACTCGGCCGGAATCTTCCCCGGCAGCTCGTAAGCAACCTCGTCATACTCAACAGGCAGGGCGGGTCGGTTCTTCGACTTGACGACAACAGCCGTTACGGCGGTCTTCTCAGGCATAGTTTCTCCTAGCTCGGTGGAGTGCTCGGGTAGATGAAGGTGCGCCGGAGCCCGAGCGCTCCGGCGCACCAGTCAGTTACTTCTTTGCAGAAGTGGTCTGCACGGCCGGCTCAACCACCGACTCGTCAACCTCAGGGGCAGTGACCTTCACATCACCAGTCACGCGAACCCAGTAGTTCGGGTCCTGCTTCTCGCGCTGCTCGGCAGTGACCTTCTTGATCTCACCCGTGTGCAGGTGCTTGACAAAAATGTCCTTCGAGTTAGCCATGCTCAGGCCCCCGTCGTGTCGAAAGCGCCAAACCAGGAAATGGCCGAGTAGGACTCGTCGCCAGTCGTAGATGCGTATGCAGTGAGGGTCACCTCGTACCCGATGGGGTCACCAGCCGAATACGTCATGTCCCCGACCTCGGTAACTTCACCGGACGGGATGTAGGTGCGCTTGATGAAGTCGCCATCGATCACGTCGATGACAAAGGACTTTCGTCCACCGGTCTTCGACGGGTCGATCTTGAGTGAACCATCCGCCGCGACCGAAGCGCCGTAATAAAGCTGAACGGTCTCCTTCTTCGTCTCAATGAACGTCATGTTGAACGTCTGCGAAGACTCAGTGATGACCCGGCGGACGAGGGCGCTGTTCTGCCAAGCCCGGATGTCCTGAGGGGACTTGTCAAGCGTCTCGCTGATACCAGCGTCGCTGATATAGCCGAGGTTGATGAACAGCGGATCAAGAGCGCTGTCGTGCTCAGTCGGGGCAGCGGCGGTCGTCGGGGCGACGTAAACTCCGCCCGTCGTTCCCACCATCACGTTGGTTGCGTTGAGGGCCACAAGGGCTCCTTCCATGAGGGGTATCGGGCGCGGTGGCCCCTGGTATCCCCAGCTCGGAGGGGAAGATTTCGGGTACACAAAAGGGGCACCTCACGTGAGGTGCCCCTTCCGGTAGTTGCTAGGTGATAGCAGGCGGCAAAAGCCTAGCCAGCAGCGACGTCGAAGCGACGGATAGCGTATCCGTTACCCGATCGCGTCACTACCGCATTCAGTTCGGTTACTTGATCCAGCCACTTACCCTGCATCTCGGCCACAAGGCCGAACTGTTCGTGTCGCATCGATACAACAGGAGCACGTCGGCCAGCATGCTGGACGTACAGACCAGGCGTGTGCGCGATCCGGCTGGCGAGCTTTACGTGCTTCGGCATGGTGCGCACGAGAAGGGAATTACGTTCGCGTTCAAACGTGACGATCGATAGGGGCATTCTACCCTTTAACGTCTGCATCAGCTTGCCGGGACGATCTGCCGACTGAGTCGCGGCGGCGAAGGCGTGATAGGCATCACTGAGCGCCGCATGATCGGGGTTGTGCTGCGTGTTGAACGGCGGCTGCCTGCGACTTATCTCTTCCCGTTCAGCAGCCAGGGCGCTTACCCGATTGGGGTAATGTTCGACTGCCTGGCGGTCCACGTACTTCCACCACGCTTTGTCCGCGTTGTGCTGAGTGTTGCGAGCCGACCGCTGTCCCGTGATACCGACGTACAGCAGTACGCCATCACGGTCGAAGTACCGGTAAAGGCTGGTTGGGGTAGACTTGTCCATGCGCTGAATCTCCTAAGGATTCGGTGTAGGCCCCGTGGTTGAGTGCTTCCAACACTCCCCGGGGCCGCTTTCATTCTATCAATGCAGGCCGACATTCGGGCTACAAATTGCGCCCGCGGTATTCGATCTCTAGCTGAGCGGTCTGCTTGTAGAACCCATCTGGTGCTGGGTCACTATTCGGCCCGCCATTGATGGATGCGTAAGTGATCGGCCGGCCGTCGACCATCCCGCCGGAACCGCGCGACGTAACCAGTGCGAGGACGAGCTCAATCAGGTCGGCCGTAGTGCCCTGGTCGTCGGTAATGACGTCGACAGTGACGTAGGAGGTGCGAAGCGTGTTGCCTGTGCCGCCGCCGGGGCTTGTCGTGAGGACTACGGCCCGGCGGCTAGCCGCCGACTTCTGATCGGACACCTCAACCCCAGCCGCGTACAGCTCCGGACGGGACTGCAGCAGCCCGTCAAGCCGAACGATCAAGTGAGCGAGGAAATCGCCGTAGACGATGCCGTACACGGTGCCTCCTAACGTTCCGTTGCGTTACTCAGAACCGAACGGATCGCGGCGACAAGGCGAGCGCGCTCATGCCATTCACCCTCCACGCGGAGGCGAACACGGGCACTCGCAGTGCCAACACCGGTGCGGATCGCGGTGATAGTCGCGCCAGGGATTTGGGCAGCGACCTGGTCGGCGTACGGACGCAGCTGCTGCTCGAGCTCCGGGGACGCCATGACAGTGCCGAATCCGCGACGGTTGATGACGACGCGAGACCTAGGCATTCGCGTACTCCTCGGACGACAGGTTCACGACGTTGCCAGGTGCCCACGAGTCGTAGAGGCGTGAAAACCCGACGGGCCGGTCCCAGTCCTGCGAGGCCCCGTCGATCGGGTACGTCTTACCGCGCACGATGAAACGTGCAGTCGGTGCGACCTTCACTGTCGGCGGCAGGTAGAGGGTGAGGCCGCGGGTGTCGATGACCTGCCCCGTTGTCTCATCCACTGACGTCGCTCCCGGTGCGACCGCAACGTCAGTCACTTCAATCGCTACGTCGGCGAAGATCGGCTTGTTGTACCGATCTCGTCCGATTTCCACTCCGGGCGTGACCATAGTGACTGTTTCGCCGCTCACATCAGGCCCGCGTTCACTCGGAACGACCGGAAGCGCTGACGTGAGGCGGGGAACAGTCCGGCAATGTCGGCGGGAGCGATGTAGATCATCCCTGTCGACAGTGCCGTGTCGATCGTCCCTGACTCTGTGAACGGCCCCTTCGTGCGGGACAACTGCCGGTACCCTTCCGGGTTCATCAGCACACGCTTCACCGAATTGACGACCGCGTCACGCATGATTGCGCCGATGAGAGGATCGGACTCTACGAGGGTGTCAGCGTCAGCGCCGCGCTGCCGAGCAATCATGCGCAGCTGGTTTGATGCCTGACCGAGCCACGCCTCTACAAGCGCCTCCTGGTCGCCGGTGAGTTCACCCCACACGGCGGCAACGTCATCGGGTTCTGCGAACGGTGCGAGCGCTGCCGGGTCAGACATGGTGGCTCCTACTCAGTGGGGATGCCCTGCTCCTGCAGTGCTTCGCGGATCTCAGTAGCAGTGGCGTCGCCTTCGACAGCGAAACCCTGCGCTAGCGCGTACGCGGCCCATGCCTTGGCGGAGGACCCGCGGCCTGCCTTGGGAGGAACACGCACCGTGGCGGGAGTCTCCGGCTCGGCCGCGCTGTCCGCGGTGTCACGGTTCCGGGCGACAGCGGCGGATGCGTTGGCCCAGACGTTGGGGTTCGTGATCTTCTTGACCGCCCACGCGGGCGGTTCGTCACCCGCGAGGAACACGTGAGTGACGAAAGTGTCATCGCGGACGATGACCGTGCAGTTCAGGACAGGCATGTTTCCCTCCGTGGGGTACCGACGGGGCCACCTGTGAGGGTGGCCCCGCCGAGCGAGCTACAGAACCTTCGCGGAGAGCGAGAGGTCGGCGTTCGCCAGAACCGGAAGCGCGATGGCATCCGAGATGACCTCGGCGATCATCGGCGGCTTGTCGTTTCGCCAGACTCCCGCGACGATGCCCGGCTGAGTGGCGTCGTCGATCGCGAAGTTCGGGTCGGTCGAGGTGAGGGTCTGGCCCCACCACGTACCACCGAGCTCAGTGCCACCGAAGTCGTCAACACCGACCGGAGCCGGGAGCAGAAGCAGCTTCGACTCGTCCAGCACCTTGCCCGCCGACGTCTGACGGTCGTAGCGGATGATCGGCGGAAGGCCGTTACCCGCGAGGATCGCGTTGACATCAGCATCGGTAGCCGGCCGTGCGCCACCGTTGAGGAGCTGGGTCTGGAACTGCGCACCCGACCCCAGCGCGCGGAGGCCCCGAGTCGACATCACAAGAGCACCAGGAAGCACACCGTTGTCGGCGACGTAGGTGTCAACGAGCGACTGGAGGAACCCGAGACGGTCCGCCGCAGGGTCGGTCCACAGCGTCGGAGCGACCACATCATGCGAGGCGGAACGTCCGAAGCTGTCGTCGGTCTGGAAGTTGTCCTGATCGATCGTTGCCTTGCCCGTGTTGAGCACGGTTCCGCGCAGACGCTCAATCCGGTCGGCGACCGCGCGAACAACCTGCCGCGTGGTGGCAAGAACGGCCTGCAGGACAGCGTCGTCAGAAGCCGCGCGCTGCCGAAGCTGCGCGTACTCGCTGACGGGGATGTTCTGCCCCAGCGCCGGCAGCTCGAGCGTGACACGACGGCCACCCTGCGTCTTGCCGACCTCGGGTGCCGCGTCGTACGCGCGGAACTTCGCCTCCTGCACAAGACCCGAACGGCCCGCGACAAAGCGAACCACCGTGTCAGCAACAGTGCGGTTGGGGAGGAACTGAGCGAGCGTGCCACGCGACTGCTCGTAGTCCTCCAGCGACGCCCGCGCATACCCAGTGAGGGTCGCGGGATCAATGACATCAGTCCAGAGAGCCATCAGGCTGCACCTCCAACGAACACGAAGCCGGCAGCGCCCGTCGTGGGGACGGTGAACGTGCCAGGCAGATTGGCGACGTTGATGATCCCGTGGCGGAGAACCGGCACAGGAGCGACAGCGCCACCGTCGACAGGGGCATCCGTGAGGATGAAGCCGAGCGCTTCACCTTCAGCGCCAGTGAAGGGCACAGTGGCACCTTCATCGGCCGCGTTCACGGCGGTGCCGGACGGGATATAGCCGTCCGGGTAGTGGGTAGCGGCGGTGAAAGCCGTGAGGGTCAGGGTGCTGGTTCGCGCGTTCGCGATTCCATGAGTAGACCCGAGCCACGACTGGTCACCGGAACCAAAAGTCTCCGAGCGGAGCTTAGGCATGAGGTTTCCCTTCTAGGACTTGTTGGACTTGCTGTCCGTGAACAGCGATCGGCCAGCGTTCACACCCTTGCTGGGTGCGTCTGTGCCGCGGTCGCGGCCCTGGCCGAGGTCGACATGCCCCCTGGCGGGACCAGCCGACTCGGTTGAGTGCTCTTCCACCCACGCGGTGATCGCGTCGGTGTTTGCCGTGCCGTCCTTGATGAACTGCGAGCGGTCGAGGTCAAGGAGTGCCGATGCATCCGGGATGCGGCCTGCCAGCGCCTTCTCGAGCGCACTCTTCACACGCTCGGCGGCGAGAACGGCCCGCACTTCGGAACGACCCGCCTCCTTGGCCTCTTCGATGGCCCTCTCCTCAGCGGTCTGGTTCTTCGCCTTCGCGTCGTCCAGCTCCTTCTGCAGGTCAGCGACCTGCTTCGGAGTGAGCCCACCGAACCCCTTGAGCTGATCCTCGAGTCGGCGTGCCTTGTTCTCGTGGAACGCGACCTGCTGTTCCGGCGTCATGTCCTTGACAGGAGTGTTCGCCGGGAACTTCGGCTCAGGATCGGTCTTGGGCTCCCCGCCGGCACCGAGGTCATCATCGACCGGCGCAAAGAACCGGAGTCGGGATGGCGAGGTGGCGACGGCGTACGGGAACGGCTTACGGATGAGCAATGTTGTCTCCCATGTCGGGTGTTGAAATCCCCATGACGGGGCGAACCGCATGAGCGGTGGTCTGGTGTTGTTCCTTGTTTCGCGCTAGACTCGCTCTATGGAGCGACAGCGCGGAAACGGCATTGGCGAAGACGGCGAACGGATCGCAGGGAACATCTCGATGGTGCGGAAGACGCGCGGGATTGACTTGCGATACCTGTCCGCGGCAACCCGTGAAGCGGGCCGCTACATGTCACCATCGGCCCTGAGCAAGCTTGAGAACCTGGACCGAAAGATCGACGTAGACGATCTGTTCGTCCTCGCTGACGCGCTTGCTGTCAGCGTGGACGCGCTCCTGGGGCTCAGCGACCACGAGGTGGCAGTCCGAGTCCCATTGGCTAAGCGCTAGCGCAAGATCGTGTGGTGCTGATCGCGCCACGACAAAACCGGACCAATCTCAGAATGGTTGTACGTGACGAGCAGGTCGGTGTAGTCGCCGCGGTCTTTGCCGCCGTCGATGTACCGAGCGCTGCGGTCCGATGCCCCAAACTCGTTCGTGATCGCGTCATGGATCGACTCGAGCCGTTCGGGGTTGATGATCTGCTCGTCGGGGTCGCCGTTGATCGGTCGAATTTGGCAGTCGCAGCCGGGGTGAATGGGGAGCAAGTTGCCGCGGTGGTACCGCTGCGTTGACGCAATGACACACAGGGAGCAGTTCTCCCGGCCCGTCAGGACCCGTTCGAAGCCGGCAGCGCCAGAACGATCGATCGCCTCACGCGCCGAGTGCGTCTTCGCCAACTGCTGCCCCGTGGCAACGAGAGACAGAAGACGCGCGCCACCAGCCGCGACGGCCGATGAAACCGTCGAACCTTCCGACAGCTTCGTCCGCATCTCCACGAACGGCCGCTGGTACGCGTCCTCAGCAGGGACGCCACGCAACGCTTCCGTTGACACGTCAGCCACCGGGCCCCGAACGATCGGCCCACCCTCAGCGGCAACCCGAGCGATGTACGCATCTGTCAGCTGGGCGATGCGTGCTTGCCCAGCCTCAACACGCGGCACCAACGCAGCGATGAGCCGTTCGGCGTCTTCGTCCCGCCACGAACCGAGCCCAGCCCAGTACCGCCGTGCGTAGTCGGTGACCCGCTTCCGCACGGCCAGCACCTGAGCGTCATAGTTCAAGTCAAGCCGCGTTGCCATCCGGAGCGACCTCCTGAGTCAGCAGCAGCTCGTCGGCGGCTTCCGCCTCAGCCTGATCAATCTCGGTCGGCGTCATCTGGTAGACCTCACGCATCGTCGTGCGCTTCGCCAGTACCGTGACCGCCTGAGATCCAGCAGATGCCTTGTCGGTGATCGAGTACCGCTCGCCGGGATTCCAGCCGACGATGATCCGCGACTTAACTGCCCGGTCCGTCTTCCCCGTGGCGAGGAAAGCCAGGTAGAAGACGTCGACAAGCCCCTGCCCGGCGCGTGTCTGCTTGTCCTCGACCGCGAACGTCAGACCCTCACGGGTGAAGTTCGCGCCCTCCGCGGACTGGTTGTCCGGGGACAGCATCGGCAGTGGCCGCCGTGTCACAGCAGCGAGGTGCGAGATGTCGTCCTTCGTGGCGTTCAGAATGCCCTGAAGGTCCGCCTGGGAGGACTCCCACACCTTCGAGTTGAACGGCAGCTGCAGCCATGAGCCTGGGTCGGACGTCAGCACCTCATCGAGGTTGACCGGCTCGCCCTTGCCGTCGTCAGCTTCGTCTTCGTCGACCTGGATCGCTCGCTGCTTGTACGCCTGGTACAGGGCGATGATCATCCGGGTGTAGACGTCGTGGTTGATGCGGTCGAGGATGTCCAGGTGCGGCTCGAACTCTCCGACGCCCTTCCGGTTGCGGAAACGCACCACCGGCACGAACTCATGCGCGAGCTCTTCGCCGTCCTCCCCGCCGCGTCCCTCATCCCACGAGAACGCCGCGCCGGAGAACACGATGCCAGCACCCAGCGACTTGCGAGCACGCTTCGCCACATAGCGGCGCGCATTGCCACCACCGAGGGCAGCGCCAGACAAGTACAGGTACAGGTAGTCGACCGACTCGTCCGGATCGTGGAACGCCTTGACTGCAGCCCGCACTTCCGCCTGCCGCGCCGGGTTATGGATCGTCACGACCTGGCGCGGGTCCTCGCCCGTGATGACAGCGTTACCCTCTTTGTCCGTACCCACGATCATGTACGCGTCGCCCATGGCAAGCATGTTCTCGAGCACCTCGGAGAACTCGACATCCATGCCGTTTTCGAGCCACATGTCCCACGCCTCAGAGTCCGGCTTCTCACCGGACACTGACGTGCGAATGTCGCGGACGCTGACGCGCTCCCGCAGAGAGCCCACAATCAGCTCGGCCATGTTCGTTCGCGCCTGACGCTGCACCTTACGAAACGCCTCAGTAGCGGCCACATTCGACGTCGGGAGCGGCGGATTCCCGTCGTGGTAGTCCGCCAGCTTCTGCAGGCGAGCCACACGACCCTCACGCTTCCGGCATGCCTTGAGCAGCCACCAGCCAGGAGCTCCTTCGACTGTTACGTCGATCATGCAAGCCTCCCCTACCGAGTTCGTCTATTCGCGCTCTTCTTACAGGCCAAGCAGCGACGCTTCTTGCCTTCGTAACGGACGTTTTCTTCAGAGAACTCATGCCCGCGCACGCAATGCGTTTTGCGGGCATTCTGTGCGGCCACGCCGCTACTTCGGAGCACATTCTCGCGGGGAGAAACAACCTTCAGGTGGCTTGGATTAACGCACGCCCGGTGTAGACAGGGATTACCTGCGCACTGCCGCGGATTATGGCACTGGTGGTCAACCTGCGCACCCGCGGGAATCGAAGTCCCCGTTGCCTGCAGCAAGAACCGATGAGCAAACTTGCTCCGACCGTCAGAGCGAGGGGCTACGCCGTAGATGCCGTATCCGTCAGCAGACACCTGCCCCGACCATGTCCAGCACCCCGTGGCCATAACAACCACCTTGCGCCAAAACAGGTCTCGAATACGTGGGTCGCCATATTCGACCGTAGTGTCGATCGACATTCAGACCCCCTTCAGGCCAGTCGGCGGATGACCGCCCGCTTCTTCCCACGCGGTTTCGCGCCGGACTTACGCGCGTCCAAGCACGCCTTCCACGACAGGACTGCAGCCATAGCCGCGTCGAATTTGAATTCCTGCCGGCCGTCCTGCTTCTGCATGACGTACAACGGCTTGCCCTCGTCGTCCTTGATCCGCAGCTCCTTCGCGCCCGCGTTACCGAGGTGCCGGAGTAGGTCGCCGTGCGGGTCGAACGCAGCGTCAGGCGTAGACGCACCACCGAAGAGGACCGAACCCGAATCGATCGCCTCGACGTACTCACGCAGCGTGTACGCCATGGTCTTCGGCCGAGCCGTCCACCACTCTTCAACCTGGTCAGGCCAACGAGCAGCCCACGAACCGAGCGTTTCCGTCCAGTGCGGCGGGTCTCCGTACAACTTGTAGACGCGGAACCGTTCCATCGCTTCGGCGAGCGTCGCAGTGACGTCAGCCTCGTCCACTTCCCACTCGTCTGCCTCATACGGGCGCTCCCAGCAGCCCAGAAGCTCCTGCAGCCCCGTGTCGATGTCCGTGGCAACAAGTGCCGTCGCATCCCGGAACCTCGCGCCGTCAAAGCCGAGAGCAACAAACGCACCCTTGGGAATCGTCTGACCAGGCACAGCAAGGTTCTTCGCCGCGATCTTCGTCATGTCGAAGAACTGGCTGTCGGACTTCCGCCAACGGTTCAACCACACTCGCTCGAGGTACGCCTTATCCGCCTTCGGGCGATCCCACTGCTTCGCGATCGACTCGAACTGCCCAGGACCGAACTCGCCAACCGGGCCAGTCGCGTCCTGAATTGCTGCGACCCTCTGCTCAACGGTCGTCAGATCCTTGTGCTCGTCGCCAGCCCAACGAGCGAAGAAGAACAGCGCCGGGTCATCGATCTCACCGGCAGCGATCATCTCCGCCTCAGCGCGGACATCCTCTTCGATGGAGTTCTGGCCCGGCTGTCCTGCAGTTGACGTGTACAGCGCCCACGGATCTTCAAGCGGGCGCTTCGTCAGGTTGGCGCTCATCGTCTCGTGCGCGTTCTTCGCGGACGGCAGGAACAGGCGGTGCGGCTCGTCGAAGTGCTGGAACGTCGTCAGTGCGCCATCACGCGAGCCAGGCGAGTTCGACACAGGAACGCAACGTCCGTCTGCAACACCGCGAGCGTCGAGGCGCACGATCCGGTCCAGGGAAGCGTCGAACATGTCGGCGTCTTCGCCGTGCTCTACGACGTACTTCAGGACGCCGTATGCGAGCTCCGACACTTGCTCTTCCGTTACCGCCATCATCGGGATGTACGGGAACGCCACCGGCTTGCCGACAGGGTCCCCGTGAGCGTCCCACCCGTCGTGCCGGACCGGCGCATCGGGGTGGAGCTCCGCGTACGCCACCCACGCAGCGAACTCGGTCTTCGCCATGCCCTTACGCCACTCGATCGCCCCACGCTGGAAACGCCGCCGACCCTCAAGCCGGTGGCCCCGCGGGTAGATCTCATACAGCCGGTACAGCGCTGCACGCTTCTCAGCGTCAAGTTCAGCTGGCTGCCCAGCCAGCGACCCCGGACCGAACACGCAGCTGGCTTCGATGAAGTCTGCGATGGCCGGCCCCAGCGTTGGGAAGTCGAGGTCAAGCGGCGGCACGATCAGCGTCGCCATCAGCGCCTCAATTCACTGCTTGCAGAACCGACCGCGGGTCCTCGCCCCGCTTCGGCTGACGGCTCGCCGAGGACGTGCCACGACGGACCGCCCCACGCTCCTTCGCCTGCTCCGCGGACTCAACAGCCCACTCGAGCGAGCGCCGAGCCATGGGCGAAAGGCCGAGATCCTTGCGCTGCAGCCGTAGCTCAGCCATCGCGTCCTTGCGGTCCTTCGCGGTCTCACCTGTGACGAAGTCGTTGTAAGCGGCCGTGCACATCACCACGTTGTGGTAATCCGACTCAAGCCACTCGGAAGACATCTCCGACGACCACATGTCGTCCCAATAGGAAACGGCTGCGTCTGTCCACTGAACCCAATCGGGGACGGCGGGAATGCCCGCTTCGTTGACCGCCGCGAGAGTACGGGCACCAGCAGTCTTGTTGCGTCGCGCGCGAGTCGACGGGTGCTTTTTAGGTGCGGGCATGCGGGCCTCCCATGGCGGGAAATCGAGACGCCCATGACGGGCAGATGCTAGTGGATAGGCGGCTAAATCCGGTACGATTGACCTATGCGCGAGTGCGGGTACTGCGGAAAGTCGATCGTCTACAAGAACGCTCAAGCGCGTTTCTGCTCCGACAAGTGCCGCAACTACGACCGACGCCGACAACAGCGCAACCCGATCCCCGCCGAGATCACAAAGCGCGACCGGTGGGTGAGGTGGAACGCAGCTAAAGTGCCGCTCACTGCGAGCGGATCCACCGCCTCAAGCACCAACCCGGCAACCTGGACTACCTACGCCGGAGCAACCGCGTCAACCGCCGGCGTCGGGATCGGCTATGTCCTCGGAGACGGCATCGGGTGCATCGACCTCGACCATTGCCTACTCGACGGCAAGCCGAACCAGGAAGCGCTTACGTTCCTTGAGGCATACCCACGCCACTACATTGAGGTTTCCCCGAGTGGCGACGGCCTGCACATCCTCGGAACCGCAGAAGCAGCGGTCGGGCGTCGCTACACCGCAAACGGTCTGCACATTGAGCGCTACAGCACCGGGCGCTACATCACCGTAACCGGGAACGTCTACCAGCATGGGGAACTACTGCCGCTCTAGGCGACGTCGAGGGTGCCGGCTGCGACGATGACGCCGACTGCACCGGTGGAATTGACGATCGCCGTCGTGTCGAAGAGCTCCGTTGCCACCGTGCGGACCGTGTCGCCCTCGTAGTTCGCGATGCGTTCGTGCTCGACCTCGTCGATGACGATCGCGAAGGGGTAGTCGACGTCGTCGCCGGCACCCTTCGATGGAAGGGTGAGAACCTGGATACGTGCCATGTTGATCGCCTCCATTGATCCGATAGGAAGTACCGATTTGCGTGGCACACAGCGATCTAAGGCGCTGGGCCTCACCAGGGTCGCGCGGCGTGGGCACCAGCGCCACAGGGCGGGAGTTAGGCACACAGCCCCTCCCGCGGCCCGAATCTGGGGGAATCGTACGCAACAACTTGTGCAGCATCTCTCCGGTGTCCGAACGGAGGCCCACCCCGGGGGTAAGCCCCGGGGTGGCGTCTTATACTGCTAGCAGTTCGAGTACTCGTGCGCGGCACCGAGAACTGAGCTCTGTGGACAACTGCTGATCCTGTCGAATTGCGTTGCATACGAAGTGTGCGAGCCGAAGATTCTCGTCGCTGTGGTCAGGCTTGACTGCGTGAGACTGCGGCGTGATGTGGTCAAGGCTTCGAGCAAGCAGGTCGAAACCTTGCCACTCACGCCTGACTTCAAAGCCACAAATGTGACAGACGCCAGCATCACGCAAGTAGATGCGACTTCGCTGCTTTGGTGTGGGATTGAACGTTTCGCGGTCAGCAGCTGACCGAGCAAACTTCGCCGACCATTTGCAGTTCGCGGAACAGTACCGTCCACCACGCTGCGCGGTGAATACCTCACCGCAGTACGCACAAGGGCCGCTGACCCAGGTGCGTCCACTCGTCACGGTAGGCACATGGACACGGGGTCGGTACCGCACCGCAAGCTCTGTGCTCCTTGGCTTCGGCGCTCTGGGGGTGGCGTTAAGCATTGCCGCCTGGGCCTTGTTGGCGCAGCGCTTAGTGCAGTACCCCTGGGATGCTTTCCCGATGAACGGGGTGGAGCAGCTGATGCAGACACCGGGGGTTGTGTAGTTCAGCTCACGCCAGTTGCCTCGCGCTCGACGTACTGCGGATGAGCGTGCGACGTTCGCTCGCTTGGCGCAATCTGACGTGCAGTACTTCCGTTTGCGCCCATCGAATTCGTCAGCGCAGTGCGCGCAGGTATACTGAGCCACATCAACTCCTCACCGAGTTGGTCACGACCCCGGACGGTTGCACCCGTCGCGGGGTTCTTCTGTTGAGTTAGTAGTTGCGGGATCGTCCCGCGGCGGCTTCCTCTTGCGTCTTCACCTTGTGGCAGGGGCGGCACATGCCTTGCCTGTTCGCCATGTTGGCGACGTCGCCGCCTGCTGCGATGTTGTGCACGTGATCGTCATCGGTTGATGTTCGTGTGCATCCTCGACTTGTGCATGCTCGGCAGCCTGAGCATCGGCAGGTTGGGTCGCGGAGCAGCACTGCTTGTCGGGTGAGCCGCGACTGTCGCGTGGATCCTGCGTGTCGTGAGCCTTGCCATACCGGTGTGTGTTCGGTGCAGAACCGTCGTCCGATGACGCGTGCCTCGCATCCGTCACGTCCGCATTTCTTGGGCGCTCGCGGCACGCGTGAACCGCCTTCGCTGTCTGGGCTCAGCAGTTATTGCTTGTCTTCTACGGCTTCGTAGATGGCTTCGACTGCGGCTACGAGTGGTGCTGGTGTGGTGAGTTGCCAGGGGTAGAGCGGTGCTCCGTGTCCGTCGTAGCTGACGGGTTTGGGGTGTCGGTTGGTTCTGGTGCGGTGGCAGCTGCATAGCTCACTGTCACTGTGCTGGCACATCGTCTGCTCCGGCGTGGGTGTTGCTGTCTGCGGTTTGGCAGACGAGTTCGCGGATCACTGCGGCTGGTGCGGTGGCGATTGCGGTGTAGCGCACGGTGACGTCGCCGTCGGTGGGGAGTGCGTCGATTTGTACGGTGCCGAGTTGGGCGTTGTTCGGGTTGACGCCGGCTGCTTCGAGTACGCCGCGGTCGAAGTCAGCGCCGAGTGTGATGGGCATCGTTGCTCCCTACGCGGTCGGATCGCGTTTGCTTATTGCCGCTCGTCTCGTTCGCGGCCGTCGAGGCTGTGGTGGATGGCCAGCCATGCGTCTGATCCGTCGGCTGCTACGAGGAGTTCGTACGTGGGCCCGCAGATGCAGTCGCTGTCGTCTTCGACATCGTGTTCGATGGCGTCCCGCAAAGGGCGGGTGTGGGACGTGTTACCGGTTGGCGTTGGCCCGAGTGCTTGCCATGCGCCGCTCATAACGCCTCCTACGTGGTCGGCCGTCCCGTCTGGGTTCCGCATGCCACCGCGGGTTACCTCAGGGGTCTCGGCCAGTAGTGGGCCACTGCAAGGCGCTGGTGGGGTCGCAGCCGTATCAGCTCGGCTCACCAGGACGACGACTGCGGTTAGCGCCGCGTTCGCCAACTTCTATCGACACCATCGCCGGTCACTACGGGGAGCCGAACGTTGACGCCTGTGCAGTGGAGTCAGTGGGTGTTGCTCAGTGCGTCGATGACCGCTTGTGGGTCACGCACGTTGAGGACGTTGAACGTCGAAACGATCTCGATGTCCTCGGTGGGTCGGCTCGTGATTGCGAAGCACCGGATCTCGAGGTCGCCGTTGTCCTCGTCGATGGTGAACTCGATGCCTACCTCGTCCGGCCCGCCTTCGATGCGCACTGCGTTGCCGCTCGGGCCACCCATGCGGACGGCTTCGGCCTCTAGCGCTTCGAGGTCGATGGTTTCGTTAACGCCGTCGATCTCAGTCATGGTGACTCCTGGTGTTCGCGATGAGGGTGTTCCCCGACTCAGCGCCGCATTGTGGGTGCTTGCGTCCGGCGTCTCGCGCACAAGGGCGGGGCGGCGGCGTTGCTGCTGAATGGTTGGCCGGCGGGCCGGGGAAGGCATAGGCCGGGCGGCTTGGTGTTCCAGTGCCGCCCGGCAGTAACAGTCGCGGCTGGTTCCGCTCCGGTTTGATGCGTTCGCTACGGATGTCCGTGCACGATCGCGCGGCTTTTCCGGTGCCGCAGTCGAACCGATGGTTGTTGTCGCAGGCATCGGTGTGCTGCGGGTGGGCCAACCACCATGTTCAGTGCTCATCCTCGTGGTGGATGCTTGCGCCCGATCCGCTCCTCGGGGCACTGTGTTGGGCTGGCTCTTGGCCTGATGCCCAACGAAAAATCCCCATCAGTCACGGATGACGATGGGGAGCAAGTGGCTGCGTGTGGACATGGTCGTCCGACGCAGTGTCAGCATAGCGTGTTTCAGTCGCTATCGGTAGGCGTTTCCTGCTGCGACACGCCGTTGATCGAACGAGCCAGACGGAGCGCCAAGGGCGGGTATGCGCAATCCCCTACGAGCACGGCCTCGTAATCATCCAGCGCCTCGGTGAGGATTGACATTTGAGTGTCGATCGTGCGGTGCAGCGCGACTATAAGCTTGGCTGATTCGAGGCCCATCCAGTTGCCGATGTCCGCCATCTCGCTGCTGTGGACAATGGCTAGTTCCGTGCCGTCCTCGACAGCGTAGTCGTCAGCTTCAATGCCCCATGGCCCCGGGTCGGCCTTCGCTCGGAGTTCTTCAAGGCGAGCGCGGGCAGCTTTCAGTTCTTCGCACGGGGTCATGACTCCTCTTCGCCGTCTCGTCGCGTGTGCCAGCCTGGATTGGGTTGGAGCGCTGGACCCTTTGGAGCGTCCCGTACCTGCTGCACTTGTGCCATTAACTCGCGCTCGATGAGCATCATGCCTGCCCCGTCGTCATGATCATCGTCGAGATGATCATGACCATCCCCGTTGATCGCCCGAGCTAAGGCGAGGCCATCGCCCGAGTACTGACCTCCAAAGCACTCAACCAATGCGATGTCGCCCTCAAGGATGGACAGCTGCACGTCGATCGTGCGGTGGAGGGTAAGGGACAACTCGGACGGTCCCGCGGACCCCGCGCCGTACCCGGTGTCCCCATCGATCATTGGTGCAAGCCGCAGGTCACTTAGACGTGCGTACGCTGCCTGTAGTTCTTCGAGTGGCGTCATGATCGGTCTCCATTGATCGCGCGGGCCAGGGATAGTGCGTTACGGGGCGGCGTGCCAGGGGCATACCGCACAGGCCCCCCTATTGAGCCGCTGACCGCGTACGGTTGTGCGTCTGCGATGGCGTCCTCCAGAATCGCGAGCTGCGCGTCGATGGTGCGGTGCAGGGTGACAATGAGGTCAGCGTGCGACTCGTCGTACACAGCCCCGACTGTGCCGTGAGACCCGATGATCTGCCTACGCATCATCGGCTCATCGTCATCCTCGTTTGACCAACGCCCAGCCGCATGCCGTCGAGATTCGTCACGCAGTTCGCTCAGCTGCTTGTGTGCGGCCTGCAGTTCCTCAAGCGGAGTCATGGTAAAACCATCCCTTCGTGACCGACCGCGCGCAGTGCGCGGTCGGCTTGACCTACCGTCATGGGGCGCAGCCCACGCAGCATTTTGCTGAACTGGGACTGCGAGACGCCAACCGCCTGCGCGATCTCGTCTTGATTCAGCATGTTTCGCGCCATCTCAACCCGCAGCGTTTCCGCGACTTTGAGTTCGATGGCCGTTGGCTCAAACGACGCTTCAGCATTGGCGTCTCGCATCACAAGCTCCCCGCCGAGGGCTGCTTCAACTCGTCGGCGTGCAGCAGCTTGCGGCATTGACCGTCCGAGTTCCCAGTTGCCGATCGTGCGGAGGCTGACTCCGAGTTCGTTTGCCAGTTGCGCCTGCGTCAGGTTTTGTTCTGAGCGGTAGGCGATGAGCGCGTCAGGCAGCGTTGCATCAGTGACCATGCGCTCACCTTACCGGTTCTGCCATTGTTGCGCTAGGCTGCTGCGTCAGTTCTTCGCCAAGTTCTTTCATGGCGTCGAGGTTGTCCCAGCTCTCCCGGCATCGTTGGCAGATGATGCGCTCCTCAGAGATGCGCCCGTCTTCGTCGCATCGGTAGGAGCCGATGAGTCTGGCGGGCTGGCTGTCTCCGTGCTCGTCTACCCATCTGGCTTGCTTGCAGATTGGGCAGAGCTTGCCGGTGTCCCATTGCTTTCGGGTGCGGTCGAGCTTGTTGAGGATGATGCGTTCCCACCGGCGGAGTTCGCGGACGTGCCAGTCGGTGAGTTCGTCGTTGGTGGCGAGGTAGGCGACGTACCAGCGTCGGAGTGATGCGGGTAGGTCGTTGCGGTCGAACGCGGGCAGGTCATGTCGCATCCAGTCGCGGAGTTCGGTCTGGATCTTCGTGAGCTCCCAGAGCGCTTCGGAGTCGACGATGTTCCGTTCCCGTGCGGACGCTGACTTGGATCCGCCGTCGTTGCCGGCGGACGGCACCACAGCATCCGCCAACTGTTGCAACAACGGCGGGTGTTCGACGGGGACGGTGCGAAGGTAGGTGCCGTCGTCGGTGGTCTGCTTGACGTTCTCCACGCTGGGCTTTGTGAGAGCGTCGACGGCATCGAGCAAACGTAGGTGAGTCATGAGAGCGGCCCTTCTTGTGTGCTGTTGTCGTGGGTGAACATTTTTGCCCGGAGGGCACGCACAGCGTCTTCGGCATCTGACATTGACTCGAAGTAGCCCGCCGAGTAGTGCTTGCCGTGGTGCTGTGCGCTGGCATAAAACCGCCCGCGCTCAGGCCGCCAAACGACGCCCCTGACGCCGGTCTTGCTTAATGCCGTCGCGCCCGTCCGGTGCTCAAGGTTCTGCTTCTGAGTGACCAACCTCAGATGCTCTAAACGGATGCACCCACGATTTGCGCAGACGTGATCGATGACCATGCCTTCGGGGATGCGGCCGTTAGCCGCCTCGTAGACGACGCGATGCACGCTTAGGTGCACGCGCTTGAGGCGACCATCGAGGGTGGGGCCGACGAGAGTGGCCCAGATCTTCGCGTAACCACGCGCATGGCCCCCTTGAAACTCGGTGCAAGCGCCGAGTCCCACGACATTCTCGTGCCCCGCAAAGGCACGCTGCTCGACGCGGCTCATGAGCTCGTCAATCACAGTCGCTCACTTTCGATCACGTTCATTCGTCCTCCTCGTAGCCGACGTCGTGTGCCGGCCAGTACGGGTATCGCCATATGGAAGACGGGCTAGAACCAACCGGTTCTAGCCCGTCGATGCCTGACGCCTGGTCAAGCATTGCTTTGCGGATGAGGTCGGCGTCAGTCACCTGTGTCCTCCTGGAATTCGCGCATGCCGCAGGTGTCGCCGCATGTGGGGCAGTTGTCATTCATCGGACGTCTCCTTGATGCGCCGAGCACGCTGGGCTTGAAGCGCCAGGTCGAGTTCGTCAGTCAGCTCACTCGTGAGCCGGTCAACCTTTTGCCATGCAGCCGCAGCCCTACGTGCTCGGTCACGCCAGCGACGAAGCATTGGCACGGTCACTGGCTTGCCGCCAATGAAGTCGTCAATCATCGAGTCGCTGATCGCCTGCATAGCCGCTCGCTGCGCTTCCTTGACGAGTTCGTTGCCGCGCTGCTGCATCTCGTCCCGGGACAAAGGGGCGCGCTCGGCTGCGCCGACTGCATGCAGAGTGCGCTCATTCATCGGCTGCTCCGAGGATGTTCCCGACCGCCCGGGCGAGCTCGTGCAGGTCGTGGGTGGACTGGAACTCGGCGTAGGCGGCACGGACTGCAGCGTTTGTGGCGTGGTCGGCTTCCGCGCGCTCCTGCGCCCACTGCTCTCGCCGGGTCGCACGTTGCCCCGGTGTCGGCTTCGCGTGCGACCAACGGACGCCACCCGCCGACGATCGCTTCGCTGTGACATGACCGGGCACCTCGCAGGTGACTGAGAAGTTGCAGCCTGGTTCGATCGGCTTGCGCTCACCCACGGTCGCCCTCCTCCGGTGTCGCGGGCGGCGGGGTCTGCTGCGAGAGCAGGGCATCTGCGCGCTCCCGAAGCCACGCCCCTGCACCAGACGCCCACACCTCGTATGGTGCTCCGCGAGGGCGGCTCAGAGCGGCGGCGGCATCTCGCAGTGCTTCGGCCGCGATCTGCTCGCGCGTCGGCGGCTGCATGGACGCGTAGTGCGCCTCGATCCGGTTGACGAGCGAGGGCAGGTCGTTGATGTCGAGGTGTGTTCCGCGGGCCTCGTCCGTGTACCAGGCGGTGAGGACCGCCTCGAGGGACGGCTCAGTGCTGTCACTTCCGTCAGTGACGTCAGTGACGTCACTGACGGAAGTGACCGCACTGATGGAGTCTCGCGCCTCCCAGCCGGCGGAGAACGCGACGATCGGCTCGTCGTCCTCTTCGTGGTCACGGTCGGGGGCGTCGCGCCAGGCGACGTAGGCGCGTCCCTTGGCGGTCGGGATGGGGTGCTGCGGGGCGGTCACGTGGTCCTCCTGGTGAGTCGTTCGGCGTGGATGGCGTTCTGCGCCCGCTCGGTCATCAGAACGGGGTTTCGTCGGTGTAGCCGCTGCTCGCCCACGCATCACCCTGTGTGCCTGTGTGCGGCTTCGAGGTGGGTGCGGAGTCCCAGGAGGGCGCGGGATTGCTCTGCGGCTGCTGAGCGCCCCCCTGCGCCGGGATGACTTCGACGCTGGTCGCCTTGCACACCAGGTCGTAGTACTTCTTCCCGTTCGACTCCCGCACCTCAGTGACTTCAGTGCCGGTCACCTTCACTCGGTCGCCCTTCCGGAACTGCGTGAAGTCGATGCGGACGGGCTGGTCGTTCTCGTACCCGCCCTTCACCGTCCGGAACGTGCGCGCCGTCGTCACCCACTGCTCACCGTCCTTCTTGCGATGTGGTTCCGCGGTCTTCATGCCCCACTCGGGGTGCTGCGGGTTGTTCTGCGTCCAGTCCTCGACGAAACCGGTGTACGTGATCTGAGCCATTTGCTGTTCCTGTCTCTCAGTTGGTGAAGCGCACTTCGATGCCGACGTCGAGCTCGTACCGGTCTTCCGGTGACGGCTCTTCGACGTGCCGGCGTGCGATGGTGTGGGCCGCCTCGACGGTGAACCCGGATCGGATAAGCCGCCCCATTTCGATGGCGACGAACCGTTCATCCCCGGACCAATACCGGGGCGAACCGGATCCTGTGGTCGGCGCATTGAGGTAACCAAGCCGTGTCCAGTGATCGAGTTGCCTCAGACTGATCTGCGCATCACTCGCCACTTTGCGTGCTGACGAACGCTCGCTAGGACGGTTACGAAGCAGCTTCTGCAGGTGGTACCGCTGCCATTCGTGCCTCCGCGCTCGAGACGGCAGCACTGCGATGGACTGCTCACCGCACTTGCACTCAGCGCGGAATGTGCCGCCGTCGTGGTAACGCTTCAACGCATGGCCGTCGATTCGAATACCAGGGGTGCCCTTGAACCGGCCGCGGTAGTCGTGCTTCAGGTCGCTCATGTGATCACCGGTTCCCAGGGCCACGTGTCGCCACGTTGCATCTTCTTCGGCCACTTCCGTTCGTCCCGGTCCCCGCGCCATCGGGCGACGTCGACGTAGCCAGGCATGTCCGGGTCGGGTCGGAGCCCGAAGCCGAACTCGGGCCAACCGAGCAGTGCAGCTGACCCACGTGGGCGCAGATCGCGTTCACCGAGCGCGGATGCTGACTTGCCGGCGTGCGCTTCCATGACAAGTGCGATGTCCCGTTCGCGGAGGCTGTCGAGTCCGACGATGAGTGGTGCTGCGTCGTCGTCGTTGTTGATCGCTTTGGGAACGAGCTTGTACAGCGGCCCGATGAACAACACGTCCGGCTTGTGACGGTCGATCAGCCGGTGAATCTCGGACAGGTGCGAGCCGCGAGTGATGTCGATGCGGTTCCCGGCGACGATGTTGACCGCCAACGACGGGTCGACTGTTCCCATGTCTCGTGCGCGTTGGGTCATCCAGCGGACCGCCCGCCGCCATTGACGTTCCGTGTTCTCGGCATCCACCACAACCACCTTCACCGGAGCGATGCGATCGAACGACGTCGGGTGCACGCCCGCTGCTGCCAGAACCGCCAGCTGACGGACGAACGTGGTCTTCCCGGAACCTTCCGGACCGGTGACGATCAGCCGGTCCTTCCGCTCGAGCAGGTCGGGGATGACCCAGTCGTATGCGTCTGACCCGGCCAGGATCTCCGCCAGCGTCTTCGTCTGCAGCAGTCCGGTGCTGTGCCCGTCGACGAGTACCTGCAGTCGGTTGAGCGCTGCGGTGGCGGCGTCCATGGGTGGTGCGCCGGCTGCAAGCTCTTCGTGCATCGTGTTGGCGACGTTCCGTGACTCCCGCCGAACCGAGTCGGCACGAACCGCGGTCGCGTACTCGGGTGCTGCGTAGGCGAGGACGTCGGGGTCGGCCCATGTCCACACTTCCGTGTCGAGTCCGCGGACACCCCAGCCTGCGAGTGCACCGTCGACGATCGCTGCGTCTACTGGTTCGTTGCGGCTGATGCGGTCTTGCACGGCATCGAACACGACACCGAGACGTGCGTCGGAGAAGTCCGTGGAGGACACAAGTCCGTGCACGCGGCCGGCTTGCCGTGTATCACGGATGATCGCGCCGAGCAGGTTCCGTTCCGCTTGCGTGCCCGTCACGGGTTCATCCAGTCGTAGGCAGGAGATGCTGCCGCGGATGGCTTGGCTTTCTTGAGCCAGGTGGTGAACGCTGCGTTCCATCGGGCTGCGTGCCGGTCGTGTGTTTCGGCGTGGAGGCGGAAGTTGTCTGCCTCTGCGACGACGTTCACGTTGCGGCTCTTGGCGAGCTCGATGTGGCTGGCGGTGGGTGCCCAGTCCTTCGGCAATCTTGTCTCCTTGATCCGCCCATCGCCGCTAGGAAGCGAAGCTTCCGTAGTTGTAGATGTAGCTGTAGTTGTGGGAGACCCCCTGTCCGACCCGGTAGTAGAGGGGGTCTCGTAGGGGGTCTTGATGGGGGTGTCAGAGGGGCTGTCAAGCAACGTGCGCAAGTGCGGGGACTGCCACGGATTGATTGGCGGCCCCTTCTCGTCCTTCGCCCGCTTGAACCCATCCGGGTTCTCGTCGCGGAGCCTCCGCACCTCGTGAGCCACGGATGCCATGAGCGTCTTGGACGACACTGCCGTGAAGTCGAGGCCAATCGACTTCCACATGTTCGGGTTCTGCAGGATGCCGTCGTGGCGGAGGAAGGATCGAATCTGAATCTCGTCTGAATCGACATCCGTGACGACAAAGCGGGCGGCTTCGAGCTCTGCACCGAATCGTTCGACGTCTGCTGCGGTGACGCCGGCCACGAGCTTGGAGATGCGCGCTGGTCGCCAGTCGGCGACTCCCACGTAGAGCAGCTTTGGTGAGGTGAGCAGGTACTCGTAGAGCCACTGTGCGCCCAACGAGAGTTCGCGCCAGTCTTGGTCGCCCCAGATGTCGATGCGGAGGTTTGCTCTGTCCCTCGGCATCAGCTGTCCGACAAGATGCGACGCACACCTGCCTCGGTGATGCCGAGTGCGTCACCGATGGCCTGGTTGCTGAGGCCGTACTGACGTGCCAGTTCGACGTACATGGTTCGCAGTCGCTTCGCCTCGGTGAGCTGTGATCGGCACAGCTTGAGGTGGTCGATTGCGATCTGCTGTCTGCTGTCCGTTTCCGCTACTATTGGCATAGCTCGTTCCTTTGTCTAGGTGTTCGGGTTAGGCCCCGGGTTTGTGTTGGCGCACTTCCCGGGGCTGTTCTAATTCTACCGAACACAAGTGCGTTTCCGCAGTTTGTCCTGTGGATAACCATGTGGAGAGCGACCCGACTTATTCACATTGCCTGTGGAATTAGCCGTTTCCTTCGAGATGCACCCACGTGGCGAGCAGGTGACCGCTTCGAGCAGTGCCGTTCCTGCTTGCCGATACGGACCTTCACCTGCTCCTCGCCGGCTTCTGTCCACACGTCGAGCACTTCGAGGAACGCGGCCGGGTTCGTTTTGCTGACCATCCAGTCGCCGGGTTCGACGCTGCTCATGCGGCGGCCTCCTGCCCCGTGATGTGGGCCAGCAGCTGCCGGCCGATGTGTTCGGTGTAGGCAGGCGGAATCGACTGAGCCATCTCGTGGTCGTTCATCCAATCGATGTCGAGCAGTTCGGCTCGCACTGATCGGGCTGGGACGTACCCACCGCGGCGGTCCGGGTTGTCACGATGCTCGGGCTTTCGGTGCCTACTGCCCCCGTAAACTCCCGCCCAGGTTGTGCCGTCGTGAATGCATCCGCCGGCACCCATGAGCCAATCGTTCGACTCGAACAAACGGTGTCTTTTGAGCGCGAGGGGATGCCCGTCCACGTCGCGGGCTCGTAGACCGAACTCCGTGCCGCAGAGTGTCAGCGCTTGCCGTAACGGTGCACCTTCGACGTTCTCGATGACGTACGGCTTGCCTGACGCGACGAGTGCAGTCCTGGTCGGTTCCAGCAGGTCGGGGTGCTGCACGTCGTGCGCGTTCGCGCTGATGCTGTACGCCTGGCACGGCGGACTCGCATGGATCACGTCGAACTCGTGTCCATGCTCTGCGAGGTACTCGAGTGCGTCGCCTTGGTGGAACTCGAACGGGTAGTTGGGTTGCGGTGCGATGTCCACACCGACGACGTCGAACCCGGCGCGGTGGTAGCCCTTCCCTGCACCGCCGGCGCAGCAGAACAGGTCGAGTAGGCGTGGACGCTTCATGCGAGTCCCCAACGGTCGGTGATGCGACGCAGCCACGTGCCGGGACGGAGACGCGGGGTCATGGGATCACCTCGATGAGCAGTTGCATGGATGCGGGTTGTCCTGGCCGGTAGGTGATGACGGGCATGACCTTCTCCATCCAGGTCGGGGTGTCGTCGTCGACTACGCCGGCGTCAACGAGTCCGTCGCACAACGCTTTGAGCGTGGGTACGACGTTGTCGGCATCGCGACGTGTCGTTGTGCGGACGAACCAGGTGACGGTGACGCGCACCCGGTCGCAGATGGGGATGCCGGCGTTCTTCGCGGCGTAGAACGAAGCGGCTCTGACCTGTTTGGTCAGAGCCGCTTTCTTCGCCCAGTGCAGGCGTTGGTTTGCGTTGAGCGGTGGCCGCTCGTAGGGGAGGTCAAGCGTCCATCGCATCGGGTATCACCACCCGCAGGTCCCGCAGTCGGCGGGTGTCGATGCGGTTGCTCATCGTCGATCGCAGATTTGCGCAGGGACGCTCGTGCTTGTCTACGTAGAGGTCTACAACGCGCCAGATCGCGCCAGAGGATGACCATCGTGACGTGACGAGATCGCCGGCCTGTGCCAGCGCCCCGTCTCGGTACTGCGTCTTCATTCGCGCTTCTCCTTTGTCGATCATTCGGGTATCCCGTCTTCCATGCGTCCGGCGATTAGCTTTTCGCAATCGTCGGCTATTTTTCGCAATGCACCACTGTTGAGACGTGGCAGCACGATGAGGACGTCGAGCAGTAGGCCGGGCTTGTTCTCGGTCATGATGCGTTCGCCTTTCCGGGGGTCAGGTGCGTGGAGCTTTCGAGTCGATCGAGACGGCTCCACGTTGACCACATGAACATCAGCAGGAGCACTGCGGTCGATAGCGTCATGACGCGTCCGCCTTCCCGTGTTCTCGCTTCCACCGGCAGGACATGCACTCGCTGAGCGTGTTGTACGGCGGCTTGTAGTAGCCGCTTTGTCCACAGTTCGGGCAGTCGTAGACGGTCCCGTAGGGAGCCTCAAGCTTCACCGCTGTCCTCCAACTCCCGTATAGCCGTTCCCGTAGCCGCGCGTTGCGCTGCTGTCGTCGTCTCCTACATCGGGGTCGGTCACGGTTCGGTACAGCAGCTCCATCTCGACGGTTTCGCTGACTCGGGCAAGCATTGACGCAAAGGCGCTGTCTGGTGTCGGGTGCCGGTGCTGACAGTTTTTGCGGTGACACTCGGGCCATTCGGGCATGACGATCGCGCGGGACACCGTGGTTGCGTAGATGGCCTGCTTGATGCGGCTGAGCAGTTCGGCCGTCACCTGCTCACTCATCACGGCCCTCCTGGGGTGCGAGCATCTTGTCGGCCTTTGCATGTGGGAACGGCAGAGAGTCCGGACGAGCAGGCTCATCCGAGTCCGCAATCCGAGTGCGTCGAGTTTCGCGTCGAGCATGCTCGGCTCCTGGGGTGCGGTGTCGGTGGTGAGGATGGCGTCGAGCTCCCGGTTTGCCAGGTGATAGCCGTCCCGATGGTTCCACCGCTGCACCGCTTCGAGTTGGTCCGCAACGGAACGGAGAGTGGCGGCGGACTCATTGAGCGTCATTGCTACGTGCGGCGCGTCGAAGTCCATTGCTTGCGATTCAGCCATCTGCGACAGTCGTTCCGCCAGCACGCGCATCTGCTCCGGGGTCATCGCTGGACCACTTTGCAGGAGCCGCACTCGCGAATCTCATCCAGGGGCAGTTCAACTCCGGCGAGTAGCTGCCAGCCGTGTCCGCGGCAGTATGTGATGCTTGCTGTCTGCTCCGGGGTGGGGGCGGTCATCGCATCTTCCCTTTCAGTGCGTTTCGAAGTGTGCGGAATCGTTCGTACCGTTCCGGGTCGAACAGGCGATCGGTTTGGATGAGCAACCACACGACGCACCAGACCAGACCGATGAGCGCGTAGGCGGCCGCGATGATGCCGATGACGATGAGCGGCCACCCGGTGATCGTGACGGTCATGCGTTCTGCTCCTTTGCCGCGTTGAGTGCTGCCCGGATCTGCCCGAGTACGTCTTCCCCTGCGCCTGCGTTCTTCGCTGCGTGTCCGAGCGCGTTAAGTGCGGCGGGGTCATTGCCGGCGATTGCGAGCTCGGACAGCCAGTCGGGCTGTGCTGCTGCTGTGGGCAGCGGTTCGACATGCCACAGCTGCTTACGGCCAGCCCCGGACGCTCTGATCGTCACATCGCGGGGGCCGTCGATGTGCGAGAGGTGACTGATGCGGACCCCGCCGCGCTTCTCCTTGCCGAACATGACTTCTGGGTCGTTGTAGACAGTCACCCGGCGGCCCACCCATTCGGTGCCCTTCGTTCCCCAGCACGCGGCGAGGACGTCAAGCATCCCCTTACTGGGACGCCAAACACGATCAAGCTCGACAAGCTGAATCTCAGCCACGATCTTGCCGTCACGTCGGCCGAGACGAGACCCGGCGTCGATCGTGAACGTGCGTGGCTCGACGAGTTCAACAGCGTCGAGTTGGTCGCTGTTGGGCGCGAGGGCCTGAGTGATGTCCATCGTCAGAACTCGATTCCGTGGAGGGGCCCGTACTCGTCCTCGTGTTGGTTGACGAGCCAGTTGGGTGGGCTGATGAGTTGCGGCTCCGTGGGGTAGCCGGGCCAGATGTCGGATGCGGTGCATTCGGCGTAGAGCTCGAGTGCCCGTTGCACCCGTGCTTCTCCCATGCGTGCCCATTCGATGTCGAGCGTGTGTACGCCGACGAGGTGGGGCGCTTCGGATTCGACGACGACGAAGTAGAACGGCATCGACCAGTTGCCGAGGTCGAGGGTGCGCATGTAGTGGGCCTGCTGCACGTCGTATCCGTAGTCGGCGACGGTGCGGGTGAAGCCATCCACGGATGCGCACTTCGCGGTGGTCTTGAGGTCCACCGCGACGGGGTTCTCATCGAGGGCGAGGTAGTCGAACCGTGCCCGCATGTCGACGCCGGTGTCCTCGTCCGTGGTGAACACGGACGTCTCGGGGTGCCCGCCGCGTTCGAACAACGGTCCGGCTACGGGGTGCGCGAGGACCGCCTCAGCCATCCCGTCGATGCGTGCAGCCTGTGCTGGTGCGACCGGAGTGAGCCCGATGGCACGCTGCTCCTCAGCCCATGCGATAGTCGTCGCCTTCGTGGACACCGCTCCGGATGCCGTGACGTGCTCATCCGGGTAGGCGACCGTCCCAGCGCCGATGCCGAGCACCTTCGTGTGGACAGCGGTGCCGACATCGAACGATTGCTTGCCGGCCTGCTGGTGGGTGCGCCAGTAGTCGAACCTGGCGGGTGATTCGAGGAGGCGTCGTGCGCCGGTGGAGGACAGCGCCGGGTGTGCGTGGTAGTCGCGTTCCGGCATGTCGAGGATGATGCGCGGGCTCATCGTCCGTCTCCGAGGTGGCTGTCTTCGCAGTCTTCGGCGGCGCTGTACGAGCTGTACGGCACCCCGCATCTGTCGCAGATGTACTCGTGGATTTCGGTTGGCATGTGCTGCCTCCTGGGCATGATGGTTGACGCCCTCAGTGGGGCGTGGATGGGGTGCGGTGGTTAGTCGCGGTCGGGGACGTCGACCCACTCAGCGGCGCGGGCGATCTGCTTGCCCACGTAGTCGTCGTCGAGGTCGGTGAGCGTCCAGCAGACGGGGCAGCCGCAGAGGGGGCCGTGGGGTCTCATTCAAATGTGCCCCGCCGGTCGCCCGGCTTGCGTCCACTGCAGATGCGTGTGGTCCCGGCCCAGCGAACAGGAGCAACGGGCCGAGTCGCAATCACAACTCAGGTACCCGCTGCGGCATCGGTGGTTACCGTCAGGCGTCATCGTCGTGCCTTTCGTTCGTCGTGTCGGATGCAGATGGTGGTGATGCCCCACAACACGCAAACAGCGGCGAGGAGTGTGGCCCCGTTGACGGCAGCGGGGAGGAACAGTTGCGTGATGAACACGGCTGCTGCGAACGTGAGGAGGAGGAGTGGGGCTCTCATGACGCGTCCGCCTTCCAGCAGGTGCAGGCGATGTGCGGCCTGCACTTTTCGCGGTGCGGTGCGTTCTCGATCACGGCGCGCAGCCTGTTGACGTCATCGATCAGGGAGTCGCGGGCAGCCTTGAAGTGCGCGCGCTCGGCCTTCGACTCAGTGAGGTCCGCCCGCAGCCGGCCCACCTCGTCAGCGGCAGCGTCCAACTCACCCCGTGCTCGGATGACAGCAAGATTGTTGCCTCGCACATGAACGCCAGCAAGCCGCCTGCTGGCATCCCGCAGCGCGTCCGTGTCCACCGGGTCAGTCACCGGGCCACCCCCTGATCGTCGAGGTCGCGAACGACTGCTTCGTGACCAGGGCCGTGCACGATCACATGCGCCAGCGCGTGCGTAGGGGTAGGAATCTTCATCCGGCATGCGTCGCAAACGAGTTGCTCACTCATCACGGTCCTCCTGGGGTGCGGTGTCGGCGGTGAGTAGTTCGTACGTGTCGCAGGGCCACAACGATCCGCACGACGCGCATTCCGGTAGGCGTTCACCGGTCCTCGTGAATGCGAAATGAAGCGCTCGCACCGCTTCGAGTTGGTCGGCGGCGGTACGGAGAGCGGCAGCCAAGTCGCGGACCAGGACATACACCGGCTCGTTCTTTGGCTGGTACTGGTGCGGCGTGGCGTAATCGTCGGCGCGAGACAGCAGCGCACGCATCTGCTCCGGGGTCATGACCACACCTGCTTCCGGCCCTCAGCGACACGCGACCACAGCTGGCCGGTCCCGCGGCTAGCCAGCTCCGGACCTGCGTGGTCGGCGTCACAGGAGGCAGTGATTTCCTTCTCGCCCATCGAGTAGGGCTGCCGGGAGAACGGGAGGACAATTCGTGCGGTCATGATGCTGTTCCAATCCCGAAAACAACGGTGATGAGTAGGCCGCACATGAGCAGGCCAACAACCCACGCAGCGGCGACAAGAGCGAGCGCGTCGAGACGCTTCATGCGGTCACCTCGAACCCGAGGAGCATCGGCAGCAGGTCCGCGCAACCCCGACTGTCAGCAAGCGCAACCAGGGCGGCGGTCTGCTCAACAGTCGGTTCGAACGTGAGCTCGTACGACTCACCAGGGAACACACGGCTGAACATGTCGCCCGTGTTCGCGTGACGTTCAAAACCAGGCATCAGATCGCCTCGCAGAACCCGTACACGCCGACCGTTTTCCCGTACCACGACACCGTGGTGCCGACCTTCCGGATACGACGGTCACGAGCACGCGCATCAGAACAACGCTTCCGGACCGACTCAGCTGCACAGACCGGCCACGACGGATGCGCGTCCATGTGGTCCAGGTACCGGTCCACGATCGCCTCATCCGACGCCGGACCAAGCGTGTACAACCAGGTCACTGCTTCGAGGACGATGCGGGCCTGCGCTGCATCAAACGCAGCCGACGACTCGGACGGGTCAGAGAGTCTCGCGTGAGCCGACATCAGGCGGCCGCCTTGTGCCGTCCAGCACCCGGCGTCGCCAGACCGGTGAGCACGAAACGCAGGTGCTCGAGGTCCTCGGCCTCGCGGGCCGTCGTGATGAAGCCGCGGTGCCTGCCCGTGGCGGAAGTCATGGTTTCCATGTCCGACTCCTTCGATTGCATGTGGATGTGGTGAAGCGGCCGGCTCAGGCTTCGGGTGAAGCTCCGACCGCTCAGTGCCCCCGCCGCGACTCGAACGCGGACGATCCCGGATGCGACTCGGGGGCTGGTGGTGGTTCAAGCTGCGCGGCGCGCACGCTGCTGCCGGACGCGCTCGCGGTTCCAGGCGGTGCAGGCGTCGCACCTGCAACCGCGGGTCTTGTATCCCGAGTTCGTCCCATGTGTGAGGTCGGGCGGCGGGTTGGTCTTGCGGGCGTGGCAGTCATGGCACAGCACCTGGCACTTGACCAGTTCCGCGTTGCGCCGATGCGCGGACAAGGACCAAACGTCGCGAACGTTCAAGGACTTGCGGGTGGGGTCGACATGATCGACCTCGAGCTGGCTGACGCTTCCGCAGGACGCGCAACAGCCGCCCTGCTCGGCGATCCATGCCTGACGTCGGTTGGCGCGCCACTGCCGGTAGTAGGCGTTGCGTGCTGTTCTGCTTGCGAATGGCATTGGTTCCTCCGTCCCTGCCGCGGGAACGATCCGCGGTACGCCTGCCAGGGCTGGTCGACCTATGAGATCTGCAGTCGGTTGCGCTTTTCGCGCATTATTCGAATGACGTCGCCGCCGACTGGCTTCGCGCGATTGGCGTCACGCTCGATTGCTTCCTCGTCGGGCACGTCGAAATCACGGACGACGAACAACGCTGAGAACCGGTCAGCCATGTCCAACCAAGGACGCAGCGATCGGGGGTGCAGATGTGTCGCGTCCACGACAACTGACTGCCCGGACCTGATTGCGGCGATGACCGCAGCGCGTTCGACCGACGTAACCACGTCTTCGTTCACCCCGTGCCACTTGTTGAACAACATGTGCCGGAGCTCGTCACGGTTGACTCGCACCCGGTGGTCGGGGTCTTCCGCCACCCACTCCTTCGCCCAGGTCGACTTGCCAGAAGCGGGGATGCCCCGCGTGATGATGAGTTGTTTCATGTGCCCCCGCCGCGCCTAACATCACAACGGACGACCGGGTTTGGGTACCGGGTTCGGGGGCTGGTCAGCCCGTCCTCCACGCCAGGCCCGGTAGCCCTTGACTGCGTGGGTGTAGGAGTGCACGTTCGCCGATGGCGACTGTCCGGTTCGTGGCTCCCGTACTGCTGACCGATGTTCTTGGTGTTGCTGCTGCAAGGAGGAATGACGGCCGCGCCCACCACGGCGCCCGCCCGCTCTACTGCCTTGCTTCCCCTGTGTGTTGCTCGAACCCGTTGCCGGCGCTGGGAGTCGGGGCTTGGTAGCCATCCCCAGCGGAGCTATGTCGTCGCCCGTTTCCGGGCACCACAAGCAGCGCCGTCCGTACGGCGCGCTTGCGGAAGATGTGACTAGCTCTGGCGGAGTCGCCGGAGTGAGCTGTCGGAGATGCCCCACGGGTTAGTGGTGGGGAGGGGTTCGACCGTGTTGTTGGTCTTCCAGAGTTCGATTGCGTCTCGGGGGAAGATGTAGTCGCGGCCGACTCGGATGTGGCCGATCTGCTTCGATCGGGCCATGCGTTTGAGCTTGTCGGGTGTGAGTCGCAGGTATTCGGCGGCTTCGTCGGCGGTGTTCATGTCCTGGAGGTTGCTCATCCCGCCGCCTGTAGGTCGGGGATGGGGAGCCATTCGGTGTAGTCCTGGTTGAGGGCTTTTCCGATGACGATGAGCTCGAGCATGCGGAATCCGGGTCCGTTGCCGTTGAGTGCGCGGTTGAGGGTGGTTCGGGCGATTCCGGTAGCGTTGGCGAGTTGGCTTCGGTTGATGCCTGCTTGCTCCATCGAGGACGTGACGCGGTTGCCGATCTCTTGGTTGATCCACGTCGCGGTGTCCATACGTTCACTGTAGTGACCGTTTGGTCACCTGGCAACCGGTTCTGTCGGCAATTCGGGGGACAAAACTGCGGACAGAAAGACCCGTCTGTTCACTTGCGCGGCGACCAGAATGGGCCATATAGTGTCCGACGTGACCAACGAGACCCCTGCTGAGATCGACCCGTACACCGCCGCGTTCGCTGCCGAGCTGCGCGCCGAGCGGGGACGCAAGCAGATCGGGTTCGACGAGATCGCCGCGAAGACTGGCATCAACAAGCGCACCCTGTTCCGTCTCTTCGACGGTGAGCGGGACCTGCGCGCGAAGCACCTGATCCTTATCGCGGACGCGCTCGGTGTTGACGCGCAGGAGATCATCACCCGCGTCGAGGCGACGGTCGGCGAATAGCGCCCCCCCCAATAACGAAGGAAGCCCCCCGGCCGGTTAGGCCGGGGGGCTTCTTCGTACGTTCAGCAGCTGACTGCGGTGTCCGCTGTGTCGAACAGGGTGCACATGCTGACTCCGAGTCGTCGTGCTTCCCATGCGAGTTCCGTGACGCTCGGGTTGTCGCGGTCGCTCAGTGTCATGCCGGCGCGTTCGGCGGCGATGCCGATGATGACGCCTTGGTCGTGCGCTTGGTCCAGGGTCCCCACTTGCTGATCCTCTCTCGAGTCCTTGTGATGCGTTCGAACATACGTTCGACTACTGACAGTGGCAACCCCCTTCTCGCGGGTGGATAGTCACGACTCGATCTCGGGCAGCGCACCAGCCATCGCCACCTGCGTCGCCTGAGCTGCGAGCGTCAGGTTGTCCGGAGACAGGTGCCCGTACCGGTCCACGGTGGTGGTGATGGACTCGTGCCCTAGCCGCCGTTGGATGACGGGCAGTGGTACGCCGGCGTTGATCAGCCACGACGCGTGGGAGTGCCGGAGATCGTGAATGCGGGGCTCCTTGTGGATCCGCTCCCCCTCCGCTGCCGGTTCCGCGTGCCATTCGTAGCCTCCCCTGTTCGGCACCCAGTGCGGCTTGTGGTCCTTCGCGATGTCGAACGCGGGCCGTCCGTTGGCGAGGTTCCGTGCGGGTGCCCACACTTCCTTGTGGAACGTCTGCTGCAGGATCGCGGCCCCGTGCCGGTTGGTAAACACGAGCTCCCCACGCTGCTCCACGAGCGGGCGGAGGAGGGCGATGAGGCCGCTGGGTAGGGAGATGGTGCGCTTCGACCGGCTGGTCTTCGGCGCACCCAGGTAGCGGCCCTTCGCTTGGCTGTCCTTCCATGCTCGGGACACGCGGACAACGCCGGCCTCGAGGTCGAAGTCACCGGGACGCAGCGCTGTTGCCTCAGACCAGCGCATTCCGGTGCCGGCGAGCGTCTGCACGAGCGGCTGCCAGTACGGCGGGATGAACGACAGCAGCCGGGTGTACTCGTCGCCGGACAGGAACGTCATCTCACGCGACTCGGACGACGGCATGTTGCTGCCCTCGCATGGGTTCCGGTCGACGACGCCGCGTTGGACGGCGTGCTGGAACATGGCGTAGAGGAACCCGTGGCGGTTCTTGATCGTCTTCGCACCGAGCGGCTTGGGCAGTTTCCCGTCCACTTCACGTGTCGGTGCGCTTTGTTCGTTGATCCACCCGGCGATCGTCTCCGGCGTCACCATGTTGAGCGGCAGGTGCCCCATCCACGGGCCGATCGAGCGACGCATGAACATGCGGTAGTGGTCGAGCGTCTTCCCCTCCACGCCGGACTTGGAGGCGATGTACGTTTCCGCGTACTCGGCCACGGTCGGCGTCTTCGGTCCAACGTCACGCTTCACCCACGACAGAGCGAACTCCGGGCCGTGCTGACGGACGATGCCGAGGAAGTCGCGTGCCTGCGTCTCGTTGTTCGGGAACGCGAGTGTCTTCTGCGCCCCGTCTAGCCTGTACCGGACGTCGTACGTAATGCCTCGCGCGGTGGGGCGGATGCGGAGGCTAGCGGCGTGCGGCATCAGTAGCGCACCTCATCGTCGTCCCCGTAGCCGGTGCGCCACTCATTGCCCCAGCGCTGCCAGGTGCGCAGCAGCTCGCCGCCTACCCATTCCTGAATCTCGGAGCTCGTGCTGACGTATTCGGCGTTCATTGCCGCATCGCGCGCTTCCGGCCACGTGTCGAACACGCCATAGATTGCGGTGCTGTCGTACGACTCCGGTGCGCACGACAGGTAGTGCACTCGTTCGCTCACAGCGCGTCCGCCTTCCAGCAGGTGCACTGCGCTCCGTTCCACGTGCCATCAACGATCTCGACAGCTGTTGGGTAGACCCGGTTGGTGTGGCAAGAGTTGGTGTGCGGTGCGTTCTCGATCACGGCACGCAGGCGGTTGCTCTCACCACGAGATTCCATGCACTTGTGGAACCAGTTCTCTCCCGCAAGCCGTCGGTCTAGTTCGTCAGGTGCGACACGCAAAGCCGCCTCAGCTTCGTCGATCCATCCGTTCGCGATGGTGTCGTACCCGGTTGCGGACTGTTCCGCCCGGGCCGCCAGCGCGCGCATCTGCTCCGGGGTGCCCGCGCTCAC